ATGACTATCGAAGCTGAGACGCTCGCACAACTCGCACAAGCCCTGAAGGCACAAGGGGCCAGGTTGATCGCTGACCTGACGTTCATCCGCGCGCCTTACCGGTGTGGCAAGCGCTGGGTATGCAATGTAGTACGCCGCAAAACCGCACGCAAGCCTGCACTGCTTCAATGAACGGCGCGCCGCAACTACCACGCTCTTGAATAGGCGAAGGACCGCCCTTTTTCCTGCGATCACGCCCGCCTGCAAACCCGCCTGACGCACCTGTCACTCAAGGCATTCGCGTGCCGCCACCCTCAGCTTGTCGCCCGACAGAAAGCTGCCTTTATAGAATGTCGCGCGGCTACCCTCCCCCGACTCGATCACCTCCAGCACATCATCGGTCGTCACCGCACTAGGCGCCGTCATGCGTACGCCATGGGGGATGGATTTCTGCGTTGAATTGGGTGCCAAGGCCTGCCATTGCGGCATAACGCAGGCGGCATATTGCTGGGGCGTTTTGGATGTGAGCTTGCTTGCAGTGGGCTTTCCGGGTGAGGCGCAGCCCACGAGTGCTACACACAGCGCCGCCACGACATACAGGAAGTTAGGCATTTCTTTGGCCTCGATCAGTCGCGGGCATTTTAGCAAGTGAAAGGGCCAAGGAGGAATGGACCATCGTCGAATTCCGGAAACATCACGGTTGCCCTTTTTTACCGGCGTGCGGAACGAATGCAGCCTGTCTTGTTTCTGATGAGCAATCATGCACAGCCACACAAATGTGGGCACTGCTTGACTGATTTAATTGGGCGATTCGCTGGAGTCCTACATGGTGTGGTGGCTAGAAGTGCTTGCACAATTTGCAACATCGACCGGTCTGGCCGTGGTGTGCATCCTGGTGTTCTGGACCTACGGGCTGGCGTTCGGCAGGTTGTACATGAAGCTGCTCGCTTGCCTGCTGGCCAGCGTGCTGCTGATGGTCGCTGCATTCCCGCATGGGGTGAATTTTGCTACAGGCCTGGGCGCAACAGTAGGCAACAGTCACTCATTGTCGTTGTTCCTGGCTGACGCCAGCGGGGTTATCGCCGCAGTTCTGATCGCCTCTTTTTTCTTCAACCCGGAACGCTTGATAGAGTAGGCGGCGCTGTGCAGGTTGTCGCCTGACAGTTCTGCCAGTAGCAAGGGCAGGTATAGGGTGGCAATGTCATCAGGCCAATCCCGGCACGCGAACCCTTCAGCCAAGGATGCCGAGCCCATGAACGAGTCGTCTAAACAAACGCGGTTGTTTTACCAGAACGGTAAGCTGATAACCCTCGTGAGCCCCGAGCAGCGTCAGCAGATCTTTCGCTCCCCTGATACAGCGCTTGCCGAAACGCGTGTTGATAGTGGCCCGGCCTTGCTGGGTATTGACGCTCAGGGATCGGTTCTAATGGTGCAATCCGAAGATCAAGCACCCTCCTGATTGGGGTCGTAGGCAGGTGGAGAAAGAGCGTGGGCACAGGCGTTCCCTTCCGTTGCTGGAAGCCGGGCCAAGCGCAGCGGCTGACAAACATGCTAACGTTGAACGCATCGCCCATCGAGTCAACATGTTCATGGAATCACTTGACTGCATCAAATCGGACTTGGTCAAAACCGCAGATCATCTAGAAGAACTTGGCAAAGCCATGAACGGCCATGCGCGTTTCATGCAGGCGCGGGGTGCTCATCCGGATCAGATCGACGTGAACGCACACATTGAAGCCCTTGCACAGGTAACCGAAGCCCTGCGGGAGGTGGCAACCAAGATGCAGAGCTCACTTAGCCCTGCCGTGCGTAACAAGTGACGCATTGAGTACAATCCCATCCCCCGAAGATCGTCTCAATGAAACCTGAGCTTGACCACCTTGCTCAGCGCCCAGCCGCCGAATACGTAGAACAGGTCCAGGTAGAAGCGGCCGGCATAGTTGGGCATAGGGTGGTTGTCGATGAGCTGCTCAGGACCGGGGGCAGGCGGCATGAGCGCGTAAAGTGCGTTCGGGATCAAGGCCAGGGCGATCAGCAGCAAGTAGGCTGCCCCTTTGATCCAGTGCGCGCGTGGTGTAGGCCTGGCTGACCATTTGACGCCGTAATACGCGATCAGGCCTGCCACGGGCAATACCCAGAAATGTGTTGGGATGCCAATGAACATTTCAGCTACAGCACTTCTTGTTTCCACGCACTTTCCTCCGATTGAATACGCGAAGTATTGCGGTTGAGTGCGTCAAAAGCAAAGTGCTCATGACGCCTCTACGCGCTTGGCTGCTACTACAGTATTCAGTTAGCTGTCGTGGGGAAAAGCATCGGGCACTCCCAGTGCCGCGGTCATGTCGCTGGGTTTGCATCCAGCGTGGATGCAAACCCAGTACACGTCTCGTACCAAGCGTAGTAGCGTTCGCCTTTCGACGAACTGCCAAGGTCCGTTGCTTATGTCCATGGACCGGGCCACTCACGAACTGGGAAGTCAAATGGAACACGTTCATTCCGTCAGCCAAGACGTCATCGATTCAGCACTCATTGCGTTTTCACGTTTCAAGATTGGTGAGATCAAGGTTTACGATCTGGAAAATGCAATGAGTTATGAAGCCGGACAAGCGCTTGCCCGCAGCGGGCTGGTGCGGTTCTCGATTCACAAGCTGCCATCGGGACGGTACCGCATCAGTGACGAGGGCGAGAACGCGATTACCGAAGCAGGCCGCGAACGGCTGGAGATGATCAGGGGTTGAGCGGGTAGTTGGCTCAAATAAATCCCCAGAGATGCAGCTGCAGACGGCACAGGATTGACCCGTGCCGTCTCGCACCCTCAAGTACCCTGACTCCAATGAGCAGCGATCGCCAGCACGACGAAAGCCACCACCGCCTCCACAACAAGGTAGATACCGTAGAAGTCCTCTGAAAACATACGCAACTTTCCGCTTGAATAACGACTGACCTGAGCCGAATGACCCGGCGCCTGAATCAGATAAGCGGTGGCATTCAGAAGTTCATGCCCGGTAAAAACTGTCAGGCGACTCCAGGCGGAATGCCATCCTTGTTCTTGTCCTTGAGTCGCGCTTTTTCCTCCTCGGTGGCGTGAGCCGGTACCTGATCTTTTTTGGGTTCAGGTTGCTGTTCAGTCATGTTCAAACTCCTCAACGTGTGAAACGTTGGGCATTTGTTGCGCTCAGCAGTTCAGACGTATCGGCAGCCATCATGTTCCATGACCGCTCTTGGGGATGCTCTGGGAATTGAAAGAAGCCACTTCGCGGGCCCTCATGACGCCCCAGGCCAATGCCCGGGACATGGACTCCTTTGGGCGGTCGTCGAACGCCTCCTCATAGACAGGCACGCCGCCAGGGGCATAGACACCTATGAACAGCTGAACGAGGCCTTTTCGGGACAGACGAACCTGTACATTAATCGACGTCTTGTCGCTTAATGTCTCTTCGTGCGCGCGATGGTGCAACGTAGGGTCAGCCCAGGACCAGAACACACTGCCGCGTATCCGCATCGCGCCTCCTAATACTTTAGTCTAATGGCCGCTACGAGGGACATTAGCCGCCTGCCGCTTGGGCTACTAGCGAAATATGGCATCGAACCTCATCGATCAGACGAGCGGGAACGTCGGTGCCATAATGCTGGGCTGTCGCAATAGGGCGCCATTAGCGATGCCTGGACGCACTGCTCATCTACCGCGAGCATCAATCATGAATTCGTTACTGACCTTCTTCGCAGCTGCGGTGTTGCCACTGTTGGCGATCGCCCTGACGGTCATGGCGCACCGGCACGTCATGCAGAAATGGCGGGCGAAAATCGATACCGAAGTTGCACAGGCCTTGAGCACCTTGGGTGTCACCACTTACACACTGCTCGTGGACAAATTGACTTCGCCCAGCACCGACAGAACTGCCCAGGTCTATCGCATTCTCCTTGGCGAGCGCGGAGACTACTATCTGTTCATGAAAATCGGAGAGCAGCCAGGCCTGCTCAAGCCGTTGCGCAAGGAACGGGCTTTGCTGGCGGTGCGGGTCAATGGCTAATATGCTTTGGCGGTGGCCGATCAGGCATCTCACTAGGTGTCAGAATTCGAGAGCATGCGCTTGGTCGGCTTCTTGTAGAAAGCGTGTTTATCAGCGGCATTATGAACGTTGAACGTTGAACGTTGAACGTTGAACGTTGAACGTTGAACGTTGAACGTTGAACGTTGAACGATGGGAGATGACGCGCGCTGGCTGCGTAAAGGGGCGAAACTTACCGCTGAGTCAACGGACCTATCCGATTCGACTTTAATCTGCCCTGCCAGTTGCCAGTACCGTACTACGTGGGACATTTGAGGGCTGAATGTGCAATGAATAAAGGTCTACTGATCGGGCTGGTGGTGACCCTGCTTACGGGGTGCAATCATTATTTCAACAGCCCCTATGGAAGTCGCTGGGATCAACGAAATATCCCCTGTGACGCCACGCCACCTAATCAACCTGGGTGCTACGACAATGTGCACCAAGAGGGGCTGCTCAACAGGCTTTTAAGAAAGGACTAGTCATGCCTGCTTTCTTGACCCGCTTGTTCAAGCGCACAGATAAGCCAGGGCACGCTGAACTCAACCGTTCAACCGACTCCAGCCAGATCAGCCCTCCCTCCTCCGTGCCCTTCATGGACAACGACGAGACCACGCGCCTGGCCACAACCTGCTCGATACGAAGCTACGACGTAAGCGCACCAGCCATTACACGTTGCAATTGAAGTTGCGTAATGGCTGACATCCCATCCAAGCGATTCCTAGATGGAGCGTTGATTTATCCTGGCCGATAGAGCTTCAGCGCTTTCTTTTCGCTCCGAATATCGATCTACCAAATAGCCCTCACGGCCACGAACCAGCAGCGTGAACTTCACCAGTTCCTCCATCACATCGACCACGCGGTCATAATACGGCGAAGGTTTCATTCGGCCAGCATCGTCGAACTCCAGATACGCCTTCGGCACGGACGACTGATTCGGGATGGTCAGCATGCGCATCCATCGACCTAACACACGCATCTGGTTCACAGCGTTGAATGACTGAGACCCGCCGCACACCTGCATCACCGCGAGTGTTTTGCCTTGGGTGGGCCGCACGGCACCCAGGGTCAAAGGAATCCAATCGATCTGCGCTTTGAATACCCCGGACATAGCGCCATGACGCTCGGGGGAACACCATACCTGTCCGTCTGACCACAGCACCAGATTACGCAGCTCTTGTACCTTCGGGTGTTCGACTGGCGCGTCATCCGGCAAGGGCAAACCTGACGGATCGAAAATCACCGTCTCGGCGCCCATATACTGGAGCAGTCTAGCGGCCTCTTGCGTCAAGAGACGACTGAACGAACGCTCTCTGGTCGATCCATAGAGCAGAAGGATGCGTGGTTTGACGTTCGACGCATCAGCCAGGTTAAGCTTATCGGCAGTGGGCAGATCCATCAGCAACAGATCGAGGGCAGGAAAGGCCTCGGCAGAGTCGATATCGAACTCGTTCATCACAATGCTCCAATCCGATCCAAAGCCTGCCTCAGGTCGTCGCCTTGAAGTGTCTTCAGATCCAACGCGAATAACGCTGCGAACCGCCTTTTGATGTGTTCAACCGTTGCGTCGAATGCGACCTGAATAGCCTCGTCGCTGCCATCCACTTCCGATGGGTCAGGCAGCCCCCAGTGGCTCTTGATGGCCGGGCCAAAATACACCGGACAGGCTTCGCCACTTGCCTTGTCGCACACAGTGATCACGATATCGGGTGGCGAGTCCGCGAACGCTTCTGATCCCTTGCTATAAAGGGCGGACGTTTCGACACCCAGTCCTTGCAGCGTGCTCACCGCACGGGGATTGAGTTTGCCGCTGGGGAGGCTGCCCGAACTGATGGCCGTGAAGCCGTCCGGCGCAACATGGTTGAACAGTCCTTCGGACAGGACGCTGCGACAGCTATTGGCCGTACACATGAACAGCATCTTCATAAGTTACTCCTACGTGCTGATGCTCAAGCGCACGGTAAGGGCTGCCAGTGTCAGCAGCAGAATGGGGAAAGTGATTACGCAGCCAACCTTGAAGTAGTAACCCCAAGTGATGCGGATGTTTTTCTGAGCCAGGACATGCAGCCACAGCAGCGTCGCCAGACTACCGATGGGGGTTATCTTGGGGCCAAGGTCGCAGCCGATGATGTTGGCGTACACCATGGCTTCGTGGGCGAGCCCCGTCGCGCCACTGTCCTGAATCGACAAGGCACCAATCAGCACGCTGGGCATGTTGTTCATGACAGATGACAGCAGCGCAGCCGTGAAACCGGTGCCGAGTGTCGCAACCCACAGACCATGATCGGCGAAGGTGCCGAACAATGAGCCGAGTCCTTCTGTCAGCCCTGCATTCTTCAGGCCGTAGATCACCAGATACATGCCAAGTGAAAACAATACGACCTGCCAGGGTGCGTTGAGCATGACTTTGCGGGTCGAGATCACATGCCCTTTCGCGGCAATTATCAGCAACACCAGTGCGCATACAGCGGCGACAGCACTGATCGGTATGCCTAGGGGCTCAAGGGCGAACAAACCGACTAGCAGATGCAGCAACACCCACCAGCCAGCAATGAACGTATGGCGATCCTTGATGGCCTCTTCTGGTCGCGGTAGTTCTTCGGGTGAGTACGCCAGCGGTACCTCTTTTCGATAAAACAACCAAAGCATGCCTAGCGTCGCCCCGACACTGGCCAGATTCACCGGCCACATAATCGAGGCGTACTGACCAAATCCGATGTCGAAAAAATCGGCAGAGACGATGTTCACAAGGTTCGAGACAACCAGCGGCAAGCTGGCAGTGTCGGCAATGAAGCCGGCAGCCATCACGAAAGCCAAGGTTGCTGCCGGGCTAAAGCGCAGCGCCGTAAGCATTGCGATGACAATGGGGGTCAGAATCAATGCTGCGCCATCATTAGCAAACAGGGCCGAGACAGCTGCACCCAAGAGTACCATTAGTGCAAACAGGCGTGCCCCGCTGCCTCTCCCCCAACGAGCCACATGAAGCGCTACCCACTCGAAAAAGCCTGCCTCATCCAGCAGGAGGCTGATGATGATCACCGCAATGAACGTCGCCGTTGCGTTCCACACAATGTGCCAGACCACCGGGATATCACTGAGCGCAACAACGCCAGTTAGCAACGCGACCACCGCTCCGGCAGACGCACTCCAACCCACGCCAAGCCCTCGGGGTTGCCAGATCACCAGTACCAGCGTTACCAGAAAAATAGACACTGCCAGCAACATCTCGGGTCTCCAATAACACTTAGCAACAGGAAACCTGGCGTACCGGGCGACCTTCCATGGAAGCAAGGCGACCTTGGTCATCACCGAGCCAAGTGCGGTTAGCCTCGAGCGTCGCCTGAAGTACATCCAGTGCCCATAGAGGCAGTTCCGGATGAAGACGGTAGTAAACCCATTGGCCCTGCCGACGGTCCTCCAGCAGCCCGCAGGTACGAAGCTGAGCCAGGTGGCGTGAGATCTTCGGCTGGCTGTCGTCGAGTGCCCAAACCAGTTCACAGACGCACAGCTCACCCTCAGCTGCGAGCATGAGCATGATCCGGGCGCGGGTTTCGTCACCAAGGCATTTAAAGAAAATAGGCGGCTGAATGAGCATGACCAACCTTTATATTCGATTCTACGCATATGCGAATTTACAGATATGTAGCCGCAATTGGAAGCGGCTCATCTCGCTTCAGGCGCCCACGTATGCGCAAGCAGATCAGGAAACTCGCTTACCCTTTGGGTTGGCAGACGACTAAGGACGTCTTTCAGGTAGGCGTATGGATCATGTCCATTCAGCCGTGCTGACTGGATCAGGCTCATGATCGCCGCTGCCCGTTTACCGCTGCGTAACGACCTGGCAAGGAGCCAGTTCGAACGACCGAGGGCCCATGGGCGAATCTGATTTCCCCCCTGATTGTTATGGATGGGCACATTCGAAGCGAACAGGTCAAAGAATTTGCGACGGGCATGGACCATACAGCCAATGTCGAACAAGCCCTGTACGAAGCTGGCGTTGTAACCTGCAAAGTCATCGCAGACCAACTAGCGATTGCACGAGCCCAGAAAACGAGGCTGCATAGGAAATCCGCTTGATGGACCAGAAATGGTGTCCACTCAAACTTAGGGGGCTCCATGGCCTTCAGCAGTCGTGCGGGGAAGATGTGGTTGCCGGACGGTTACACTACGACTGCCATCACGTCAGCAATAGCGCCCTATCGGGGACAGCCACGCTAGCGACAGCGGATCGAGCACCAGCAGTTGCGACTAACGATCTGTCATCTTCTGGGTAACCAGGCCGCGAGCAGCCATATCACGCCTGTCGCCAACACCCAAGGCCACCTGCTCGCGGGATTCATTGCCATACCCACCAACGCGATAACGATCAATGCCCCCCCCGCCCATCGTTTGCGCGCTGGTGTAAACCATCTCTGAAACCGCCTAAGCATGGCCTGCACGTTTATCACCACCTGTGCTGCACTCAAACGATCGCAGTCTCTGTCGTCGTTCTGATTCACCGCGCCTTGTATCCGCATGAATTGACGTGTGCCGGAAAATTGCGGCCATCAGCTACTATGTCCCGGTTATCAGTAGGTCAGGGAAGAACACCGCGCGCCTGCTTCATTGCCTGCAAGGTCATGCGCTTGTGCTGCAGCGCTGACTGATCTTCGATCCTGCGCACCGCCAGCGCTCTCAATACCTCATAAGCAAGCGCATGACAGACAGGCTCAGTCACGCCATGCCCACGCTGCAGGTCGATAGCGGCTTGCCGACGCTCAATTTCCATCCTTGCTGGGTCATACTCGAACGCCGCAGCTCGCGCCTCGAGCATCACACTATTGGCGGCGGCCAGGTCGACATCCAGCATCCCAGTGAGCGCGCACTGCTCACCTGTAATGGATGACAGCGCAAAACCCTTGTACTGAGCCTCACCCATAACCGGCCGTACAGGTTGCGCAGTGCAGCTCGAAAGCACGACAGTGGCCATGAGCAGATATCGATAATTTTTCATCAGGTCACGTCAGGTCAAATACAGTGGATGAGCCATACCTTACAATTGGCCTCGTCAAAACCACGCTCCAGGCGCTGCTCGTTCGGCCACCATACCGATGTGCCACGCTTAGACTCACTATCTTCCCTGCCACCCCTCTTTTTCCGCTATCACCCGTTAAGGATGATGCCATGATCATTCGCCAGGCTACTAATACCGACCATCCGCAGTTGCTCGACCTTTGGCTGCGCGCCGTTCGTGCCACTCACCATTTCCTACAGGAAGCCGATATCGAGGCGTTGTTTGCTCAACTGCGCGATAGCTACCTGCCGGCTGTCGAATTATGGATGGCAGAGGATGCCGTAAACGGCCCGCTTGGGTTCATCGGGCTTAACGTAAGCCACGTAGAAATGCTGTTTATCGAACCCAATCGGCGAGGTGAAGGCATCGGCCGCGCGCTACTGGATCACGCCCGGAGTTCACGCGGCCAAATTAGCGTTGATGTGAATGAGCAGAATCCGAAAGCGGTCGGGTTCTATCTGCATTATGGTTTTATCCAAACAGGCCGCTCCCCTCTCGATGGTGAGGGCCGCCCGTTCCCCTTGCTGCACCTGAGCTTGCCCGGCTAGCACTGCAGCCGTGGGGTGCTACTGGTGCGCTCATTGACCATTACGAAACCTTCATCGAAAACCAACTGCTCACCCAGGGAGGCAGTGAAATGATCAACCATCTGGATCACCTCGTTTTGACAACCATCGATGTCGAGGCATGCAAGGATTTCTATACCCGCGTCATGGGCATGAACCTGGAAATTTTCGGTGCCGGGCGCTTGGCTTTGCGCTTCGGTGAGCAAAAGATCAACGTACACGTGCGTGGCCACGAATTCGAACCCAAGGCTCACTTGCCAGTCTCAGGCGCGTTGGACCTCTGCTTCATCGCCTCGATCAGCCTTGAGAAAGTCGTGGCCCATCTAGAAGCACAGCAGTGGCCAATTATCGAGGGCCCCGTTCAACGCACCGGCGCCACGGGACCTATCCGATCCGTTTATGTGCGCGACCCGGATCTCAACTTGATAGAGATATCGGAGCGACTCTAGCAGGGTTTACAGGAGCAGAATGAAGCGCGATCCAGACAGGCCTGGGTGCTCTCGAGAAAACCAAGCAGGCTATCGGGTTGGGGCTTGCCGGTAACGGCCCCGACCGATCAGGAAAAGAGCTTGAACGCTACCCAGCTCGTCGCCAAAGCGAAGACTGCGCCCGCAGCAGCCGACAGAAAGATGCTGCGCGCTTGGTGCTGCGTGCCCTCGCGGACCTCACTGCCCAGCTGTGCCAGGTTCTCTTTCATCTGCTTGATAACTTGATCATGGCTCATGGTCGCCCTCGCTTGTGATGCCAGGTCACGCCTGTTGCTAGACCCTATGGCGATAGTGTCGGCCGAATTGGCGTAAAGCTCAAGACCACTCGGCGCAAGCCTGTTTCTCAGGACGGGAGGCTAGAGCTTTTGAATGAAGGCCGCAGCGGTAACGATGACGGTGACTAGCCCTCCCACCGCGACAAAGGGGTAAAACAGCGTCTCGCGCTTCATTTTGTTGGCCTCGGCGATCAATTTTCGCGCCTCGGCGGTGAGCTTGTGAATTTCAGCTTGGAGCTTCTCAAGCTCCAGCTCCTCCTTCTCGGTCATTGGCCGTCCTTTCGTGCCTTGAGCCGCACCCTGTCGTGCGTCCTCTGTGCTGCATTATGTGTTCTCAGGTTAAGGAATGCAGCACGCCACAGCATTCATTGATGCTGTACTCCTCAGTGGCGGGCACCGTGGCCTTGAGCGTGGCCACCACGCGCTCGGTAGCAGTCAGCGACCATTGAAAAGCTATCCACCCCGGATAGGTCAACCGGCGCATGACCTGACCGCATCTGTCACGCGCTCCAGCGGTGACTGCCAGGTGCGATAGAAGTGATAACGGACAGTCGAACCACTTGGTGCTGATGCCACATCGACCAAATGGATAGGCGTCTGCGCGTCAGGCGCCAAGACAGCGTAGCGGTCGCCAGATGTCTGCAAGATACCGCCGACACTTACCCCCAGCACCGTGGTGTTCTGCCAGGCATCTCGGATGCACTCGGCAACCTGCTGGGGTGGCCTTGACGACTTCAAGTCCAGCAGTGGCGGATTGCTTCGGGTGTCGCCAACGCTCGCACACCCCGCCAGCAATGCCAAGCCCGACCCGACTATGATGTTTCGCATATTTTCTATCTCCTGAAAGTCGAGACCGTATCAGCCCGGCATCTGCGCGCTCGACGGAACCGCTACAGACAGCCTTGCAATGCTGACAGGCGCTTTTTTGCGATCCAGTTCCCCAGCACCACGTAGTACTTTGCTTCAGACCCACTCGGTGCTGGCTGGATGTCTACGAAATACTCTGATACTTGCGTGAAGACGGTATAGCCGACATCGCGGCCTGCTTGAAGAGTGGCGCCAGGTGTTCCACCAAAAATCGGCTGATTTTGCCATTCGTACTGGACACACTTCGCCAGCGCGGCGTCAGTTTTGGTCGATCTCAGAACTTTATAGGGACCAGCCTGACGAGCTTCATTCATGGTTGGAGCCATGCATCCCGCTAGCAAAGCCAAACCCATTGCCCCGATCAAGATTCGAATTTGATCCCTCCTTGATGATGCCGGGAATCTACCACAAGGCGGCGTGGCCCAGCCCAGATGCGAAAAGCCCAGAACAGAGCTGGGCTGATACAAGGAAATCTGCTTACTACTCGAACACTGGGCGCAAGAAGCTTCGCTCGTAACTCAGAATGAATTTCCTGTCGCTGGCCTCCTTGACCAATTCCATACATGCCGAATCGCCTGCCGCCTGCTGTCGATACTGCTCATAGGCAGCAAGGCTCTCGAAGCTGAACAGGCAATAGGCGACATTGCTCGCCCCCTCAGAAGGCAGGAAATAGCCATGGTGCTGGCCTCCCATGCGCTCGACCAGAGCGATCCAGTGACGGGAATACGCCTCAAAAGCGGGAAGCTGGTAGGGATCAATCACATAACGAACATGGCAGGTGACCATGGAGTCATTCCTTTGAAGGCTTGAGTAAAGCGCAAACTCTAAGGCAATCCTGCACAGACTTCCAAGGATGACCACCTATCCCCCTGGACGCATCACCCGTAACCGTACGGCCTCATGCCGTCGTAGCGTTGTCTCCCAACGACCCGCCCCGGTCCGTTGCTGGAAAGCCCATGGACTTGGGCTTGGATGCTCAAGGAGGATCAACTTGAGCGAGCAACGCGCAATGAATTCCCACGAGGTCGGCGTGTGCGCTGCACTTCCGTCAGATGGCGCATTCTTTGCGACTCTCGCCCTCTCGCAGCGCAGTAAGATTAAAGACGTAGCTAATGTACCGATAGACGTCATGCCAGCCGATGGGATGGGATCAATCTGCAGAAGAGGATGCAGCAAGTCATAAGGAGAGTCGCCCTAAGCAAGATAGAGGAAGGAACGAAGACAGAAAGGGACTTGTGTGCTGCTGAACGATCAGGCTTTGCGTGCTATCCAGTTCGCCAGGCCATACGCCGACTGCCTCTGTTCTAAGTCCCGCATTCATAGCCCAACAGCTGGGTCACAGCGTTTACATGCTGATATCGACCTATGCCGTTGGCTCAACCCAAGCTCCGACTGGAGCAAGCTGGAAAAACTCGAAGTATCGGACGTATCAAAACCTGGCCGAGTGTTTCAACGACGACGCCACTGCCATCCTGAGCTTCGTAGTTCGCGCTGCCGCCTAACCCTGCGGCGCTGCCCGCCAGCACCCAAACGAAAAACGCCGCCTAGAGATAGGCGGCGTTAGAAATCCCCCATCAGGGCTTGAAACCCTTATCTGGTGTCTTCGGAGGTGGGATGTCCCATAGCCTGTCGCTGGATTCCTGCTGCGCCTTTGCTTTTTGCTCTTCTGTTGAGCCAAAGCAGCCGCTCAGCAACAGCGCAGTAACGGCGACGAAAATTGCGCCAATCATGGTGTGCTTCATAAGGTTCCTTCCTGTGAAATGGTCGGGCATTACATCAAAAATCGCCAATCGCCGCAAAGCATGGCGCTGAGCCAGTAGCCACCACCTGCCGTACTCAAAACATGAACGCTTCCATATCCAACCGAATTCTTTGAAGGAGGTGAAAACGCCTCCATGTGGGTTTAATTATAACTAGCCTCCATATCCTCTTTACTTCGCTGCAGGCACATTCCTTTTACGTAAGCTTCTGCGTACTCAAAAGTGCTTCACCGATCGAAGTCTTCGACCAAATTCGACCCAAGATATCTGACCTAATTGTAACACCGTAAATATAAACGCAACTGGGGAAACTATCAGTATCATTTTTCCAGGCAGATCACCGATAGACCTCACCATCACTAAAGATCATCGACTGCAACGGTGGTCTTTTCAGCTCAGCCAAGTACGCAACACTTTGTGATCTAGTCATGCTAGGAAACACCTCACCTTTAGGTATAGGTAACCTTGAGCAGGCTGGGCTGCCGATTGTTGGGCTGGACCTATGTCGATAGCGCCGACATCAATCAGCTGCTGGAAATCGCAGAGCTGCAGCTGGCATTGACGATCCACGATGACGCTGACATCCAGGATAGATGTATTCAGGCCGAGAATTTGGAACTGCACACCAAGCTAGCTGACTGGAACACCACAATCATTCCAGCGCTCAGCAGCGACCTTCGCGAAATCCTCGGACGCCCGAACCTTACTTGCCACCACATCGCCAAGGCTCTACGTATTATGGGGCTCACGATCGCACCCAATGCCGAAGTCAAGCAGGCCGTCGTGATTCACTGGCCTCTCGGGCACACCCTAAGGCACGGCGCGGATTGGCGTCAGCGTGTAACAGCCGAGCTGGCGAAGGCAGGTAATACGCTGAAAGCCTAATAGGAGTACAAATGTACTACACTCCGCTATACCCCCTTTCTCTCTATTCACTGCTGCGCTATGTCGATAAAGCCTGACCCGCCCCACATAAAACCATACTAGCGGCTCGGTTCCCCCTCGTGCCCAGCGAACAGCCAGCTTAGAGAAGCCTCTGCTTCAATTGGTTTGCATGCAAATTTGAGGCTGAGGCACAGGCTCCGGCATCAGGTTGGCATGTAACAGATCACCGTAACCCCAGACCAGCGTTCCCAAGACTGCCGCGATGGCGCAAACAGCGCGCCACAACGTGTAGTAACTGCCATGCGATCTTCGCATCTGCCTGTTGAGTCTGCTCACACCCTCGCCCAAAAGCGATTCGCCAAGAAGGGCAAATACAGTTATAACAGATCCCGACCGTGAAAATTGCGCAGCGTCTCCCTCAAACCACCACGCGATACTCCAAGCGAATGAAATAAACACCGCGATTGCAGCTGCGTATAGGCGTCGCCTAACCTCAAACAATGATGCCGCTGCCTTGCCAGTTACCTCAGGCACGTACCTTCCATCATCAATTGAATCGCAAGATCCCCCGTAATTTTCCTCTTTCCTCTTTAGGGCGCCGTGAATCAGAAGTGTGGCAGCAACGCCTACGATCAGGCTTAGGTATGTTTTGCGCACGTGGCTATCTCTCTTGAAATTTGAATTATCTTAATTACTTGTCCGGCTAGTATATATGCCTGACGCATTTTTAATGGTGTATTTACGCATCAGTGCCGAGATATGGCGGCCAAGAAATCCGTAGGCCCAGCGCACAAACGGCGGCACGGTGGTGCCCGTTGATGAGGTGAGCGAATGACCCGCCTCGCCTTCTGCCTCCTGCTGTTGGCCACAGGCGCAAGCGCCGGGCAAACCTTTCATGTCGAGGCATTCGGGAACATCGACAGGGGCGGCAATTGTGTGCACGACGAGGAGCGCGGCGTTACCTGCTACGTATTCTACGGCGGCATCAGCTGCATTTCCGACAGCCAGCCGCAGGCCAGCAATCAGCGCCAGCTCTCCCAGCACGAAACCCAACCCGAACCTCCACCTGCTCTGGCGCCTGGGCGCTGGATTGATGAGAGGTATGAGTTGTGAGGAAAATTCGAGATTTCTTGAAGGCTGTCATAGGGTGGGCTAGTTGGAAGATGGCCGACTCTCTGCATAAGACGTTCGGCGCCTGGCATCCGCATGATGCTATTGACGAAGACCTTGGCTACTGGGGCTAGACATGACCGACCGGATCGAAGCAGAAGGCTGGCTGCTGAGGCAGATCGTCAAGGACGTGGGCCAGTGGCAGAACCCCGCCAAATACCACGAGGCAGCGCGTTGGATGGCGTGGCGTACACCCCACTGGAGGCTGAGGCCCTGGCCGCTGGAGTCAAGCCATGAGATCTTTGGGAGAAATCATCGAAGCTTCGAAATCGAGCGACTGCCCCGACTACGACGACCTGCGCCTATCAAACACCATCAAAATCACCATTCGTCCAAGTCGTGGAGACGTTGTATCTGGTGCTTGTACTCGCACACTATCTGATAGGTAGAACTCGCGGTCCCAGTGACGAGAGCACCTACCACGTCGCAATCTGCCTCTACGAACTTCTCCCACGCTGCCTGCGCCTGGGGCATCATGGCCGGTACATTTTTCGGGAGCGAGCCTTCATCGACATACCCCTTTGCGGTGGCCAGGGCCTTCTGGTACTTCTCTTCCACCGCGTCCTTGGCCGCCTCCCGCATTTCATATGCGCAATGAGCTGAATCCTGGGTGGTTTTGGTCTCCGGCTTTCTCAAGCACTGCTGCCAATCGGCCTCAAGCTTCGCCGCGTACTGACGCACCGCTGCATCCCGTGCTGCAATCTCTGCTTCTTCCCCGTGCAGCTCGGCGTGGGCTGCGCCTACTACTGCCAGCACCGCGCCAGCGATACCGGCCTTGGTAACGGTCTTCATTGGTCTCATTTCCCTGAGTCATAGCCCGGCCGGCGTGATGCCGTTCCAGGCGGGTTTGGCTCGGCCAGAAGCCGGGCGAGGTGATCCTGACGCATTATATGCGTTGCCATTACCCTCGAGTTGGAGCACCGCAACATTTCAACCGCAATCAAGGCCTGATCAAAGCGCGCGATTAGCTTCGACAAGATCGTGACGCCCTGCGGTATGCCGGAGGACACCTTCTATGACCCTAGCCCTGATGTACATGGCCTACCTGATTTGCGGGGGCCGCGATGAGCGCAGCGGTTGAAGTGCTCGACACATGCAGTGCCCGCCGCATGATGTGGTTCGACAAGGAAGACCAGCGCGCCCTGTTCGGCGACATCCGCGACGACGAACACCAGCGATGCGACAGCCGGATACTGAAGGTTGAGCCAGATGTGCTGATGGACTTTCGGAGTCTGCCCTTGGGGACGCCGCTTTGCGCTTGGTCGTGTTCGATCCGCCGCATCTGACCCGGGCCGACGTGGCTCGCTGGATGCGGGCAATGTACAGAGTGCTCACCAGTGAATGGCGGGAGGATATCCCCCAAGGCTTTGCCGAGCGTTTCCGTGTACTGGAACCTGAGGGAATCCTGATCTTCAAGTGAAACGAAGCCCAAGTGCTGGTCAGCACCAACCAGTCCCTTCGTGTTCCAACCTAGCAAAGGTGGGCTGTGGATCAACGAGCCAAGTGTTACAATCCGCCACTTCAAATCGGCGCTGAAGGCGCTGAACATCCGTGAACGCCGTCAGTACGACACCCGCCACACCTACGCAACCATGTGCCTGATGTCTGGGATGAACCCCGCGTTCATCGCGAGCCAGCTCGGCTACAGCGTCGAGATGTAGCTCTCTACCTACGCGAAATGGATCAGCTCCTCCTTGGACTGGAGGGAGCTGGAGAAGCTGCCGCCCCGAGTCGAAATGGCCCAAAATTGGCCCAGAACTGACGAGAGGGCCTAAATACACCTCTGGAACCCCCGCAGGACAAGCACTTGATCTCCACAGCAAACATCACCATGCGCTATGCCATGGGGTTTAGCGGGTGGGGATGTGTAGGTTTTGCTGGGCCTAACTCCCCTCACTCCCCCACCGATACACATCAGTTGGTTCGCCAATTGGTCCGATAGCTTTCATCCAACTATGATGCCGATCCGGCATAATCTAGGCCGTTCGAAGCGCATGCCCCTCCTCTGGCGTTCTGCCGAATCCCACCCCTATCCTGCTACACGGTCGTGATCCCGGACGCTGAACCGGACCACACCCCACACCTCGAACGTATCGCCCTCCATGATGTACCGCGACGGGTACTTGGGGTTCTCCGACCGCAGGACCAGCACACCATGCTCATGGCACATGCGTTTGCAGACCGGTTCGCCGTTCACCGCCGCGATCACGATATCGCCGTGCTTGGCCTTGACGCTTCGATCAACGACCAGCAGGTCACCGGAGTACATGCCGATACCCTCCATGCTCTCGCCTTCGATCTTGACCAGGTAGGTCCAGGGCGCACGCACCTGCATCAGATCGTCCAGGCTGAGCTGAGGCATGTCGTCGATTTCGAAGTCAAGAGCGGTGTTCATTGGCGGAGCCTCCATACTGTATAAATGAACAGTATGGTAGTGGCCTGCGATAGGGCCGGCAACTGCCGACAAGCGGGATGCGCTAGTGCGTAGGGGGCAGTTTGCTGCCCATCAGCTTGGCGACGGTGCGAAGCTGGTAGTCGGAAACCGCCTGGGCCAAGGACTCGGAATGGAGCCGCAGACGCTCTACCTCCTCGGCTAGCGCACCGTAATCCCTAGCCTCCCAGTACCGTTTGAGAGCTTCCATCGACTGCGCAATGAGCGGTTCGCCTGCCTCAACGGCCTTGGCAAAATCATCTTCGTCCATCAGCTAATCCCTTGTTGATGCATAAGTATAGGTCCAGTGACGCTTCTGCAGGGGAGCCACCAACAGACGTTGGAGCACATGCCCACGTTAACCAAGCCCCAAGTCAATCAGGGATGAGCCGCCGTGTACAGGCCATGACGCCTAACCTATCTTCACTTTTTTCAATAGTTTGGATAGGATTCTCAAAAAGAGAACGTATAAATGTTAACAGAAATTAATTACTTCCTAATAGATTCTGGTTCGGATAGCACAGCCACTTGGGTCGCGATCACATCGCTCGCTGTGTCAATTGGCGCGCTTATAGTTGCAGCATGGCAAACGAGAATGACCAGGAGCCACAATAAACTGTCAGTCAAGCCGAACTTAGCTATCGACGTAAGCCAGGACGGCAGTAACTTCTCTGCAGTCTTAAAAAACACTGGGTTTGGCCCGGCAAAAATCACTAAGTCAACCTTATATTTAGACGGCGTCCCTCAGGCGGGCCAAGGAACAGCGCTTATAGAATCAGCCTTCAAATCAATTCCACATTGCGAGCTATTCTATACAGAATTTTTCCATCCACCTTATGTATTACCAACTAGCGGCTCCGTCCAGCTATTCAAGGTAGAGTTCGACGATAAGCAAATAGGAGATTTTCGAGACTACATAATGACAAGGTTAAAGCTAGAGATTAGCTACACATGCTTCTATGAAGATGTGCAATTCTTTTCTTCGGACCAGTGATCAGTTTAGGCGTATCTAGCTAGTACGCTTCAAGTGCTTGATATTCACTCTGGCACTGCTCTCCCGCTATTCGGGCTTGGTCATAAGCCTTCGCCAACTCTCCCGCTCGAGCATCAGCCCGTGTGAGCAGGTCGGAGAGCACCATGGCAGCGCGGGTGGCTGCCTGGCCTCGGGCGACAGCGGCGGTATCCGTGCGGGGGCAACTGACGGCGGCGGCGAACTTGGCGCCTTCGTTGCGCAGCCGCTGGCCAGCAGCATCGGCGCCAGCAGCGTCAGCATCAGCCGCCTGGTGTTTTTCATATGCATGGGCTCTCGCCTCCTCCTGCGCCTGGGCGCGTTGATGTTCCTGCTGACGGGCGCCGCGCTCACCAAGCACCTCGGCAAGACGGTCGCCGCTGTCGCGCTGGGCCGTGGCTTGGCCGGCTTGCGCCTGCTCTACACTCCGGCCGTGCTCGTAGGCGGCCCAGTGGCTGGCCACTAGGACCAAGCCAGCCGCCAGACCGACCCAGGGGCTCATGCCAGGGCCCGCCGGATGCCCTCATCGATCAGCGTCGACGGATACGGGTTGGTGCCGTTCTCGTGCACGATGATACCAACCACTAGCTCGCGCAGGATCTGGGGCCTGGAGATGTCGATCTGGCCGCGCACGCCGACGCCCAGGCGCTTGGCGATGGCCAGCGCGTAGGCATTGGTGTCGTTCTCGCTAGCCGGCGCCCAGCGATTGATGAACTCCAGCGGCGTGTCGATACCAGGTCGGCCAACGCCGGGCATCCCATCCTTGCCACGGTAGTTGAGCAGCAGCTTGCCCAGGGCGCGGATACCGTTCTCTGGATGGTCGAAGCGGGCGAAGCGCGGTTTAGCCACGCCTACCTCAATGCCCAGCTGCCCCTGCCAGGCGTTGCGAGGGTTGTAATCGATGTTACCTGGGTTGTTATTGCGGACACCGCGGGGTGTGGTCATAGGTTTTCTCCAGGCGAAAAAAAGCCCGCGCTGGGCGGGCTGTATGGTGAAGCGTGTGGCTCAGGCCTCGGCGCTCTCGTCCGGTACCGGATCGGGCTTGGCTGGCTCACTGCCAGTGATCACGACTTCGGCGGTGAACTCCTCGAGGAGCTCGGCAGTGACAAACCGGTGGCTGGGGAACTGGCGCAGGCCGGCTTGGATACGCTCCCTGGCCTGTTCCAGGGTGGTAAAGCGGGTCTTGTTGTCAGGGTCGTAATCGTTGGTCAGGTTGATGGCTACGTAGGGCATGGTTATCTCCAGGTGAAAAAAATGCCCGCGCGTGGCGGGCTTGAGGGTTATTTGACTGTCAGGTTTTGGGGTACTGTTGCTTTACTCGTTGAATCGTGGAATAGAACGGCTCGGCCTTGGGCATTGTCCCTTGGTCCATAGCGTGCCAAAGCATGTCCAGCTGCTCCTCAATGGCTGGGTAATCCGCGGCCCGGGCTTTGGCATGGTCACTTTTGTGCTCGATTTTCAACGCTCAATACCTCGCTCTGGTAAGGCCACAGGTCGATCACAACCTCATATTCGCCAGGCAGGCTGAAGCCCAGCTCGATGTCGCTGCCGTCGGCGGTGTACTCCACGCCCTCAATGTTGAGCACGGCTTTGGCGGGCACGCCTTTGAGGGTCATGCCAACCAGCTGCAGTGCCATCTTGGGTCGAGGCACGATCTTGCCCGCGCTGACGAACTGCTCGAGCTCGCTGGCCCGGGCGAACAGATAGGAAAATCCTGTTCGCTTCGCGTTGAGCTCCGCCTCGAGCTGGGACATATAGCCCCGCATACGGATTTCTCCGCGCTCGTTGTAGAGCACTACCTCACCGGCAGGGGGTGACTGGGTCATCTCATGATTCCTTGCACCATAAGGTTCTGATAAGAGAGCACCACGCCTACCGCGCCGAGGATCGAGAAATCGACCGTGTGCTGGCCTGCTCCCACGTACTGACCAGAGGCCAGGGTGATGGAGCTGTCCGACCAGTTCGCGACGGATTCAGCGATCATGTTTCCATCCAGGACCAGGCGGTACTGGTAGAACTGGGTGCCGTTCGATAGGAACGTTGCGCAGTAGTTGATGTAAACCATGCCAGGCTGAGGCATGTAGAACGTGATGGTCAGTGGCGTTTGCCAACTTCCGTTGCAGTTGAAGCGAGGGGCATAGCCAGCGTACCGGGGGATGGTAACTGCCTCGTTACCGATCTTGAGCGTGTCCACCTGCAGGTTGCCGATCTTCGAGTTGGTGATGGCCGCGTCTTGGATCTGGGCGTTGGCAATGGCACCGTTGGCGATCTTGGCGGTGCCAATACTCGCGTTCCGGATGTAGGCGTCGGAGATGAACGTCTGCCCGCCAACCACGGAGAATGGCGACGAAAGCCCTCCCCCGTTGGCGTTGAGCAGCACGAACTGGTCCGAATAGACCACGAAGGCCGATTGCACCACCCCGTTTTGCTCGTTGATGCCGATGCCAAACCCGCCCCAATGGTGCACGCCCATCTGGTTGTTGATCTGCACACGCATGGTGTACTGCGCGTTGAGCATCCCTTTCATGTCGGACTGCGCTGTAGCGACCTGCTGGACAGCAGCATTGGCGTTACCTGCCGTTGCCTGGGCCGTGTCGACACGTTTGGACAGAGCGCCATCGGCATCGGCTCGCGCTTGAACCTCACTCTGAACAGCCGCCGCCGCTTCATTGGCTTTCGCCTGGGCAGTGTTGATCCGCGTGCTTAGCGCCGAGTCGGCAGTGGCGCGAGCAGTCGTTTCATCCTGAATCGCTGAATTGGCGTTGCCCACTGACGTGTACAGCCCGTCCGTGCGCTTGGCCTCCGACTCGATCTTGGCACCCTGCTGTGTGACCTTGGTATCCAGCGCCGATACCGCAAGCGCCTGGCCAGCAGCCTGGCGCGTTGAGGTGCCAGGGGTGAAAGCAGAGGGCGCCGTCGACTCCCCGACCTTCTCCTCGACCATGAAACCGTCGAACCACGTAGACCCGGAGTTACCTGCAGACTGCGTGAACAGCACCATACAGGCAGGCCCAGCCAACGCGGCAGGAGCCGTGAACACTCCGCTGTACCGCGACAGCTCCAGACCCACGTTCACGTTGGCGAAGACTACCTCGCTTTCGCCGCCTGCGGTGTTCTGGAAGCGCATACGGACCGCCACGTTATGGACCGCGCTGCCTTTGGCCCAGAACGAGACGATGTACTGACGCCCGGTTACCAAGCGCAGGTTGTAGTCGGTGGGACTATTTGCCAGCCACGTCCAGCCCGAACCGGTGTTCGACTCCACCTTGAGCAGCCTGCCGCTGTACGCCGCAGCGTCTGCCACTGCACTGAACACCAAGCCGGATTGGCTTCGGAAGACCGGTAGCGAGTCAGTGAACGTGGAGTACTCCGCTGGCATCAGGTTTGACCCTGACCCGCCGATAGCCTCGACCTGGCTGCCGATCCGCGTAATGCTCGAATTGGCAGCGGTCAAGCCGCCCTCCGCCGCTGTCACGCGACCGGTCAAGGACTGGAGCGCGCTGGTGCTGGCTTTGGACGGCAAACCGCTGGAGGTGCTGTTGACAGCGTTCTCCAGGTTGGTCGTCCTGCTGCTGACGCTCGACAGGGTCGAGCCCTGTTGCGAGACCGTTGATGACAGCCCAGTCACGGCGGACGACAAGGCCGAGCTCTCAAAGCTGTTGACCTGGCCATTGTCCCGCCAGCCCGTTGCCCGAATACCCTCCTCGATTTGATAGCGGTCGGCCTCTATGAAGCCGCTGCTGGTCGAACCACCGCCGTACACCACGACCGCTGCGTAAATCTTGGTCGTAGCGGCTCCTGGCGTGAAGGTTACGGTCAGCCGTACCCAGCCGTCTGTTGCATCGGTGCGGGCCCCTGCCCAGCTCTCGGTACCGGCACCTGCCTCATTGGTCCCATAGGCCTGAGGCAAGATACGCAGACCCGGCGAACCACGCATATAGACCGATGCCGTGTAGGTTTTGCCTGGCACTGGCTTGAACCGGAACTGCGACTTAACGTAGCAGCGGGCCCAAGTAGACGGCGTCAGGCCGGTCACATCCAATCGCTGCGCCATGCCCGATGCCAGCGAGGACGGCACCAGACTCGGGACTCGAGTCGTACTGCCGGTGCCGTCATACCACCAGCCGTCCGCCATTCCTGGCGTGCCCGGGTCGACCCGTTCGAACGATGGGTTGAAGACCAAGTTCTCCGCGCCGACATCGCCGATGCTGTTGTTCAGCTCGGTCAGCTGACCGGAAACACTGGTCATCCCGCTTTCGGCCCGCTCCACTCGACCCGTCAGGGCTGTGTTAGCCAGGGCGTTCGCCTGGGCCTGGTCGAAGCTGTTGCCCATGCTGAACGTGGACGGCGACTTCTGCTCGTTGACCACCGCTTCGAACATGAACCGGTCGAAGTAGCTGACCCGGTTGGCCACCCCGGAGCGGTTGCCCTGGATAGCCAACTGCATCTGCGTACCGGTGTAGGCCGGGTCTGTGAGGTCAATGACCCCTGAGTACCTGGCCCACGAGGTCGTCAACGCGAAGGTAGGCGCGTTCGACGTCTTGAAAGATGTCCCGTCCGCGAGCAACACGCGGGCGTAGGCCCCCACCATATGGCCAGCCGTCTCCGTCCTGGCATAGAAGGACACCAGGTATTTCCCTGGCTTGAAGTCCATGTTGCAACCAGGCGCATTGAAACCGGTGTTCAAACCGAAGGTGTGAGAGTCGACGGCGCGACTATCAGCCCGCAATGCATAGCCTTTGAGGGCTTGCGGATCAGCCACTGTAGTGACGTTGACGCCACCGTTGGAGTACATGGGCGGCAAGTCTTTTGTGAACGCACAGTACTCAGCAGGGACCAGGTTGACGCCACTGGCGCCCAAGTTGTTCAGGCTTGCATTGATGCCTGTCAAGGCCTGGCCGTTGGCGGTGATCGCAGCGCCCTGCTGTGATACGACGTTATTAAGAGACTGGACTGCAGATGATTCGGCTTTCTTGGCCACCTCCTGATTGGTTGCATTCAGCGTATTGATCAGTACGGTGATGGCACCGGATTGCGAGCTCAGTCCCTGCTCCGTTCGCTCAACCCGCGCACCAATGGCTGACGTGGCCGTGGCGCCTGCGTCGATCTGCGCCTGCTCGGTGGCGTCCTCGATGTCGAAATAATCGACAACGACCTGCCCGCCCACGTCCGAGTAACCGGCGATGATCATGGGCGAGAACCAGGCAGCACCTTCCTTGAGCCGCTTGGGGTCTGCCAGCGTCCCAGCACCAGCTGCCCCGCCCTCCGAGCCAGTTGTATGCCCCTTCACATACACCTCGGCGGTAGTCCATTCACCTTGGCCGAGCTTCCTGTTGCTCAGCAGAACGTAGTGAGAGGACCCGACCGAGCCCGTGCCCAGGGTGCTGACGCGGGTTTTGCCGTCTTCCGCGTAGCAATCAAGGCCTGCGTAGGTGCCGGGCGAGCCGGTACCCATGGCGACCTGTTGCACTCGAATGGTCAGCTTGTAGAGGCGCGTCGGGTCGAAGCGGATCTTGCGGGTCGAAGCGCCCCACCAAGTCCGGTTGCCGGAGCCGCCGTCCAAGATCAACGCCGCGCCCCGCGTGATGCCGTTGGGCGTACCGAACGAGGCCGAGGAACCGGCACCCGAATTGGTTGACACCCATTGATCCTGAGCCATGTCCGAAAACACGCTCTGGTAGACCTTGGTCGGCGAGTTGTCCTGGCTGGCCAGCAGCTTGGTGTCTATCCGGGTCAGTGCCTGGCCCTGGGCGGTCTGGTTCTGCCCCTGGGTCTTCACCTCGTTGCTCAGGGCCTGGACCGTTGAGGCGTCGGCCTTCTTGCTCACACTGTCAGTCAGCGAAGTCAGGGCCTGGCTCTGCGAGGTCAGCTGCTGATCCTGAGTGGCGTCCTTTTGCTCAGTGGCGGTCACACGGCTGGTGACCTGCTGCAAGGCCTGCGAGCTGGCCTTGCCGTCGATGCTGGTCTGCATCCCGTCCATGCGGGTGGCTTGCGACGACAGTTTGCCCTCGGCATCGCTGACGCGGGTGGTCAGGCTGCTGACTACAGAAGCGTCGGCCTTGGTCTGCGCCAGGGCGAGAGCACCAGCGGCAGCAGCGGCTGCATCGGTGGCCACCTTGTCCGTCACCGCAACCCAAGCCGAGCCGGTCCAGCGCTTCGGGGTGTTGGCATTGCCGGTGGTGTCGATCCACAAGTTCTGCGCCAGACGATCAGCGACAGCAGGCGCTGCCGACTGAACGATGACCTTGCCCTTCCCGCCCGCCAGCGTGGCCGCATCCTGAGCAGCCTGCTGAGCAGCCGAGACGTTGCCATTAGTGGTGGTCAGGCTCGATTGCAGCCCGCTGATCTGAGACGCCTGGGCGGTCACCTTGCCATCCAGCGTGGATACATCGGTCTCGACCTTGGAAACGCGCGCAGCCATACCGTTGGCAGTCACCACCGCCTGGCCAACATCGGTCCAGTAGGTGGCGTTCGGCGGTGGCGTGTTCAGCGGTACCGCTTTCAGGGCCTGGTACAACTTGCCATCGCTGCCTAGGGCGCTTTGGCCGACGCTGTAGGCCTTGTCCTTGCGGTATGGCAGAGAGCCGGCCAGGGCCGAGACGTTGGCGATCTGCTGCTGCAGCTCGGTCTTGGCAGCCGAAACGTCCGCGCTCACGGCAGTAATTTGCTGCTCGAGATTGCCCTTCACAGTGCCAAGAGCGTTGTTCACGTCGCTGATCTGCTTGGCCAGCTCAGTCTTGGCGGTGCCGATCCGCTCGTTAACCGAGCCCGGGCCGTTGCCATCGATAAGCGCGATCTTTTCGATCTTGCTGGTGAGCTCCTTGCCCAGCTCGCTCTCGGTGATCTGGTCCTTGATCTGCTCGAGGATCGGGCCAGCATCGGCACTGGCATTGCCGGTGACCACAGTCGGCGCCACAGGGAAGAACGGCCCAATGTTGCCGGACCGGTCCACCAGGCGCGCCCAGAAGAAGAAGCGCTGACCCGCACGCAGACCCTGCATGACGTGCTCGCTCTGCGGGTAGGCCAGGTCGGCAAGTTTGGTTGCAGCACCGAGGTCGGTGCCTTCGCTGTACCACAGCTCGGTACGCTCGGTGTCTTCGGCGCCGGCAGGCATGCCCCACTTGATGCCGATGCCGAACAGCAAGCTCTCGGTTGCCAGGAAGGTGACCGCCGGCGGCAAGCCTTCCTTGCCGTTCAGCTGGGTCAGGTCCGAGCTTTTCCAGATCGAGGTGATATCGAAGGCACTGACCGAACGGACGCGGGCTAGGTAAGCGCCAGCGTAGATACCGACCACGTCCACAGATGCCGCACCAGTGCGCTGCAGGCGGATCCAGTTGCCGTTGTCCTTGCGCCACTCGACATCGTAGGCAACGGCGCCCGCCACTGCCGGCCAGGCGATGGTCATGGTGCTGACCGCGATACCCTGGTCGATCATGTGGCCAGACGACAGCGATACGCTGGCCGGAGGCGCCACGGTGGTCACCGGAATGACGCTGATCGGACGCTCGTCCAGCTTCGCTCCTGTATCAATCGCGGCGAACTTGCTCGGGTTGAACTCGAGCGCGGTGATTTCGTAGTTGCCCTCCTGGGTGCGGGTGGTCTTGAGCACCCGGAACAGCTGAACCGCCAGGTCGTCGTAGTCGATCGCCCACTGCAATTCAGGTTCGGGTTGCAAGCTGTACTCGGTGGTGACGGTCACCGCCCGGCCCGCGACGGAGTGCACGGTCCGCGCCTGGGCGGTACCGTTGGGCAGGTTCACGATCAGCCGGTCGCCGGCCTTGATCGGGGTGTCACGGTCCAGCGTCACGACGCGGCCAGCGGCAGAGGAAATACGGCCGCCGTTCGGCCGGCCTGCCACCAACTCGTCCGCCACTGGGATAACGAACCCAGGCAGCGGGATACGACCCTCCATGCCGGTCTTGAAAGTAACGGTGCGGTCCTGGCTGTTGCTCAGCAGCGCCCACTTACCACGGCGCTGGGCCTCGGATGCCCGGGTGCAGCCAATCGCGGACAGCTCGATTGGGCGGTCCCGGTACCGGCGCTGCAGTGCGTTGTCGGTCACCGGAATGACGTCGGTGTCGTAGTTGTTGGCCGGGTTGTCGTAGCTGACAAGGGCCCGGCTGTAGTGCGTGCTGCGCTCGGCGCCGCCATACACGAACTCACCGTCGATCACGTTCGACCGGGTGAAGACGTAGTCGATATCCTGAGCACGCGGCATGTCCGCCTGCATGAACAGCGAGCCATGCGCCCAATAGACCATGCCGCGATAGATGGCAGACAGGTCACGTAGCAGCGTCCAGGCCTCGGCACGGCCTTGCAGGTTCATGTCGCAGAGGAAGCGTGGCTCCTGGCCACCCACACCGTTCGGCACAAGCTGGTCGCAGTACTGGGCGATGCGGTACATCTCCCACTTGTCGACCATCCACGGCTTGATGCGCTTGCCCAGGCCGAAACGGTCTTCCACGCACAAGCCATAGGTCACGAAGGCGGGGTTGTTGGTCCAGGCCAGCTTGAACGTGCCGTCCCACACACCGCTGTAGGTGCGGGTGATCGGGTCATAGGTGCTCGGTACCGGCCAGCGCTTGGCCTTGCACTTGACCGTCACCGCCGGGATGTTCTGGAACTGCTGGGCATCAAACTCGATGTACAGCAAGGCCGTATTCGGGTACCGGATCTTCTGATCGATGATCTCGGTGTAGCCCGCCACGGTCATGGTATCGGCCACGGTGCCGCTATTCGCGTTCGGCGTGAGTCGGCGCACGCGCAGCATCCACCCAGAAGTGGCCTTGGGCAGATTCACGCGCACCGAGCGCTGGTAGCCATTGGTGGACTTGCCATCCACAGCGCCCAAGTGAGCTTCGGCATAAGCGCCACCGTCTGTAGCGATATCGATTGCGTACTCGATGCGATAGCCCTTGGTGTCGCCGTTACTCTCCTGCTTGGCCAGGCGCGGCCAGGACATGCGCACGCGAATAGCCGAGAGTTGGGTGTTGCTCAGGGCGCGCGTGAACGGGTTATCGCTACGCAGCTCAACGTTGACGGAGGTTTCGTTCTCCACCGACGGGATGCCCTGGATGTAACTCTGCTCAACGGAGCCCGGACGCCACTCCCATTTCACACCCGGGAAGTTCACATTGCCGCTGGCATCAGCGATCGGGGTGTTGTCGAGGTAAATGTCCCGGTCGGTGGGCACCCCATCGAATTCGCCTTCGCCCACTGCCAGCAAGATCTTGGCGATGTTCGTCGAGCGCAAGCTGTCCGGCGATTCTACTGCCTGCTTTGGCTGGCTCTCGCCACCCTTGGCGCCGACAATTTCCAGGTGATCTACTGGGCCCATGCTTTCCTCCGGGCATAAAAAAACCGCCAGATGGCGGTGCATTCATTCGCTTGGCGCTATGCCTTGTCCTGCGCCTCAATTGAGGCGGAGATGATCGCCCCACCCCAGCGTCGTTCGCCGATGCAGATCGGGACAGGGTTGCCGCTTGCTGTGGTGTTCTTGGCGCTGCCGAAGGCGTACGACGGTAGGTTTTCCGGCGCCGCACTTTGGGATAGGCCCTTGGCCTGGGGGCTGAGCATTTGGATTACGCCGCCAGCAACGAGTGCAATACCAGGTGCTGCAGCCGCCTGAAAACCGGGGATGAACGAGACCACAATGAGAATGGCGCCGATGATTGTTTGGAGCAGCCCGGCACGCTTTCCGCCCTGTACGACTGGGACGATCCTCAGCTCCTGAACCCCCCCTCTATCGAAATCGGACTCGCTCACGTTTTTCCCGTTACGGAATATGGCGAATCTCATCCCAAGGCGATCCAGTCGTTTAACCTCTTCCTCAAAACCAGGAATGGTGACCTTCAAAGCCTTGAACGCCTCCCAAGCTTTCCCTGTGTCCAGAACCTTCGAGTGCCGCCTTCCAAACTTCTGAGCCAATGATCCAGAGAGCTTAATGTCTACATGATGCTGAGCAGATGCCGGCATGATTCCTCCAGGCGTAAAAAAGCCGCCCGAAGGCGGCTGTGTTCTTGGGAACTACAAGCAATCCCTGGCAGCTTTTTCAATAGCGCTTCTACCGAGCCCTGGACTCCACGCCATCCTTTGCTTGAGCGTCACAGCGCTGCCCGAACCCGATCTGCGGATATCAAGCAGCTCATCGGTCATATTGCTCTGGGCAACCCATAGTCGGTAACCGTCTGAGGTTTCAACCATTGCCGAGTCAGCGCGTGCCGCTTGCCACTTTGGGAAAACACAAAGCGCGTATGCCTTTGGGTCTTTAGGAGTGGCGGCAACGATCGTTGGCTCGTTTTTCTCTAGGTCCGCAGGCGAGACACATCCCGCCAGCAACCCCAACCCCAATACCCCGATCAGAACTCGCATGTGAACTCTCTCAATTTTCATGACTTCATTACTTCTTCGAGAGGCATGTAGCATTTACCAATGAAGAAACTGAAACAAGTACCTGCCTGACCTCTCATGCGCTCGACCTCGGAAAGCTGCCTGCGCTTCTCTGCTATCGGAATTCTCAGGCTCCCGATAGCCTTTACTGTGAGCAAAAAGCGAAGGTAGTCCCCACCGTCAGCATCAATTTGGCCGATCTCGGACGCCATCGTAGCCCCAACAGAGAAAACTCTTCGGAGCCTTGTGACTGGAATCCATATTCCCTGCCAGGAGTGCTTTGCTATTTTCGGCAGCTTCTCCGGCGGCAGTGACTCCAGGCGCCCATGCTGCTGCAGCACTCTAAGCGAGTTCCTGGCTTGCATCGTCGCGCAAAACTTGTAAGCCTCAATGCCATCAACGCTATCTAGCCTTTTCTTATACGGCAAGCGCAAAAATCGCTCCTCGAAAGGCGAAAAGCTTTCAACCAAGATGACGCCATTGGAGTCTGGCTCGCCCTGGCTGACGACTATGTGGTCAGGGCCATCCCAAGCAGTCGAAGTTGCGGTAGTCACTTTGAGGGCATCCATGTCAATCTCGGGAAGACTGTATCACCTAAATCGGAGGCTTCGGACTGCAAGATGCGAGAAGCCCAGCGCGGGGCTGGGCTTGTCAGGCATGAAGCTATGCTACCCATGCCATAAGATCATGCCACCACGTGGTAGGAAGCTTTTGTGAAGTCATACCACGCTCTATTACCGAATCGTTGTAGGCCGGGATACGCAAGGCCTCGATGGCCGGTGCTTCAATTTGGCGCAGCTTCCAAATCTTGGCGTCCAGCTCGTTCAGGCTCAACGTTTTGGCTCGCCGCTCAAGTGCTGTATAGCGCTTGTAAAGATCGGAGCAGACATACCGCTTACTCCCAGGAGAGCAGACCACATCCAGTGCAGTAATCACTGCGGTAACAAGAGCCGCAACCCCGGCAAGCTTGGGGCTGCTGGAGAGGAAGCCCGCAAAAGCTGAACTGCCAGCAACGACAGTCACCAGCTTGAAAAGACCATCAATCTTCCCAAACAGGCGAGCCTGAAGGTGAAAATATCTCGAGGCATAGCAGATATCGCCGACCGCCTCAAAATGGCTGCGTTCATCGGCTCTATCCATGTTGATTAGCTCTTTTGCTGAGACGGTGGCTCTGACGGTGCAGCTGGAGCCTGTGGCGCGGCAGGCGTCCTGGTGGGCGGTACGTGGCTTTTGAAGAACTCATCTTGAGACATGATAACTCCAAGTGTCATTGTTGGTGCTGGCAATTTACCACAGCCCAACTGCCCTGGCGCCCTCTGGCGAATCCGCTCCTGTCCACCCAGCCACCCTGGACGCATCACCAGTAACTGCCCGACACCCTGCCGTAGTAGCGTTGTGCCTCCCAACGACCCGCCCTGGTCCGTTGCGGGAAAGCCCACGGACTGGGGCATGATGACCTAGGAGGCCCATATGAGTAACAACACTCAAGAAATCTTCAATTACACAGGCTCCACGTTGCTAACTCTGGAGTGCATCCTGTCTGGCCTCGCCGACCAAATCGCCAAGACGCATGGTTCAGAGGCACTAGCAGAAGCCCATTCATACGCACTCAAAAAAGCGGCCAGTCATCCGGGTGGTCCTATCAAGCCTGATGTTGAGGCCATTTCGAGGTTCTTCAGTGGGCTCAAGTAACTCCAAGCCTTAACGCCTCCTCGATATGTTGAAGCCGACGCTCAATCAGGTCGGCTTTCTCAGGCAGGCGCCGCTCCCTATCTTTCGAATAGGTCAAGCGCTCGGCACTGACGATGAAACTCTTCGCGAGCTGGGCGTTGCTAATGGTGGTGCCGTCCTTTCCTGTTGCGTGAGACTGAGCCATATGATCCCCCTGCGGCGAAGCCGCTTCATTTCGCGTCCCGATGACGCAACACAAGGCGCATCCGATCGAGCCAGGGCCCGCCGAACACAATGATTTCTGATGGCCGCCCCAGCAAGTGGTGCAGCATGAATGGGCCCGGTCCAAACACATGGCTGCCCTCATTCGGCAGCTGGGCATCAGCGCCAAGGTAGATACCAGCATGGTTTGGATGGGCGGTGCGCCCCACCGCCATGACGATCAAGTCGCCACGCTGCGGCTCGCTCACTTGGTAGAAACCGGCGGCCTCATAGGCCTGCTCGTACAGGCTCGGTCCGTCGGCCTTTTCCCACCAGCCCTCTTCCCGGGAGTAAGCGGGAAACTCCAGCCGCCATTCTCGCTTGTACCAATCGGCGCAGGCCTGCCAGCAGTCCCAAGCGCCGTGCACGAACGGCCTCCCAAGCAGCGGCGTGCTGCCGGTTGGCGTGATCGTGCGCAGATCACCCTCCGGCCAAGACAATATGTACCAGGGCAGGCCCGTGGCCTCGCACATGGCTAGGTCGCGCGGTGACGGCCTGCTGGTGGCGTCGGGATGCGAGTGAACGATTCCAATCACCTCGCCCCGATCTTCCGCCTCGGCGTACTGCTCTGGTGCAATCCGGAATTCCTCAGTCGGGTCGTTGGACGCGTTGGTGCACGGGTGATAGACCTGCCTACGGCTAACCTGCAGCAGCAGGCCGCAGCACTCGCGCGGGTATTCAGCCGCTGCGTGCACCTGCACGGCGGTGAGTATGTGTTTGCGCATGGTCAGCTCCGGGCGATCAGCGAGACGGCAGGAAAGCCGCCGAAGGGAAGTTCGTTGCCCTGGCCATGCCGGACGGTGCACCCGGTATCCAGACAGCCGTTGCATTGGTCCTTGGCCGGGTCCGAGGTCGGGTTCCCATCCATGTCATAGTAGGGACCGGTGTAGCCACAGTTTGGCCCTCGGTACCCTGCCGTCATTGCCCAATGGCATAGCTGCGTCATCTGACGCCCAATCGTTTCGCCGCCCACATCGCCCGGGCTTGCAAGCTCCCAGGCTACAGTGGTGCCACTCTCAGACACCTTCTGGTCGATATACCAGACTTCGATCGCCTCCTCCGCCGGATCTGCGGAAGAGTTGCCGCCGGGAAAATTCGCAGCGTCCAAGTACTCGGCGAAGGTGTGCCGCATGGTCAGCTTGAACTCAAGCAAGTTGTCGAAGGCCAAGCACAGCGCGGTGATCCGGCCATTGACGTTGCCCACGCTGAACGTCGGCCGCACCGCAGTGCCGTCGGAGTTCGCCTCGATGCCTTCAATCTGCACTGGCCAGGCGCTGTACTCGTTGCCTTGCCACCAGATGGACTTGGCCTGCAGTTGCTCGGCATTGGCGCCGGCTGCTCGCAACTCCTCGGGTGAATGGGGAATGGCGTGGCCATGGAAGCGCAGGGTGTCGGCGCCGAAGTCCGAACCGTCGAGCTCGAACAGCAGCACCTCGCTGCCAGGCTCCAGGGTCTGGATGTCCTTGATCAGTGACATGCTGGTTCCTTATGGGTGAAAAGCCCGCTCGAGGGTGGCGGTCACTTTGAAACGTCCACCACCCACCGGGGTAGGCTTGGGGTCTTTGCAGGTGAATAAGCCAAGATCCCCGAGCGGCGTGGTCCACAGAAAAGCCTTAGCCCCGCCGTGCCTGTCGAAAAACTCCATGACTTTGCGTACTTGGGCCTTCGTGCCGGTGACGGTGATGGGGTAGCTGTCTTCCTTGTTGTTGGGCCCGTCGCCGACCACCTGCCGATACCCGCCCCCAAACCGGGATTCGCGGGTGCGATAGCTGATCTCGGGGGTTTCACCGCGCTGGGTTGGCCAGCTGAATTTCTCAATGGCCATCACCGTCTCCCGCTGGTGTTTCGATGGCTGACACCACCTGGGCGCCATGAGTCGGCCACCGCCCTCTCGGCAGCCATTTGCATTTGCTTTTGCATGTTCTGCTGAAGCAGCGTTTGATCGAGCTGCATGCCTTCGTTGCTCCTGTCCTGCATGACCAGGCTCACAGGGGCGGATAGAGTAATGGAGGTAGCTCCACCGCCTACCGCCCTTACCCCAAGCTGACCACCTGCAGTCCTGGTCAAAGGCATGACGGCCTCATCGCCTGCCTCTCCCATCACGCCCATCCTGCCGCCGGCCATGCCGAACGCCGTGGGCTTACTCACAATCGAGTTGGTGAAGGCGCCGCCATTTGCAAACAGCTGCACGCCGTTCGACCAGGCGCCGCCAAGAGCTTGAGGGAAGTAGGTGCTGCTGTAGCCTGCCTGCGATGCACCCAGATTTGAGGAAACCGCGCCCGCCGAGCCGGCCTCCATGCCATTACCCCCACCGCCGCCAAAATAGGCGGATGCCGCAGTGGCGCCCCAGCTCACCAGGCTGCCAAGCAGCCCAGAGGCAGCACGCTGGGTCTCGATCCGGACCATGTCAGCAAGGATCGACTTGGTGAAGTCTGCGAACGAGAACTTGCCAGTCATGGCGAAGTTGACGACCGCATCTTCCATCGAGCTGAATGCATTGGTGAACAAGGATCGCGTCTGCCCGGCAACATCCCGAGCCTGCTCCAAGTAATTTTGGAAGGCAGACGATGCACCTTTGCGCCAGTCGCCCTGGGCAGCTGTCATCTGGTCGTAGTTGGCGATGGTGGTTTCCTGCAGGTCCTTCTCGGTTTTGTTCAGGGCCGCCAGCTTCTGGCTGTACTCATCAAGGCTCATGCCGCGGGAGCCGTCGCCGTACTGGTTGGCCAGGTCCAGGCGCTGTTGGTTGATGCGATCAGTGATTCCGTACTGCTGATCCTGCAAGCCGCGCTGACGATCACCCAGTCCAAGCCCGTCTGCGGAGCGCTGTCCCTGCAGCCTTAGCGCTGTGACCTGCTGGCCGAGCGCGTCGGTGTAGGTCTGCACTGCCCTAGCCTGCTTAGCGAGCCGGCCCTGCTCGTTTGTGGCAAGCACCGACAGTTCGGTATCGGCATCCTTCTGTGCCTTGACCATCGCAGCGCGGGCATCGGCGATCTTCTGGTCAAGCTGGATTCGCTGCTGAGCGCTGGTGCTGCTACGCCCTTTGGCCTGCTCCAAGGCTTTGATCTCAGCCTCGTAGGCGTTGGTGACCTCTGCCTTCTGCTGCTCGATGATCGCAGCGCGCTGGGCGGCGTACGATTCCTGAGAGATCAGGCCGGCCTTCTGCGCCGCATCAAGCTCCTTCTGGTGATTCTTGTACTCCGCGAGGATGGCGCCCAGGGCATTCTTCTGGTCGTTGAATCCGGAGAGGTCAAGCGGCTTGGACCGGCCGGCCGGATCCTTGAACTGCTTGGCGATGTCAGCTTCGACCCGCGCGATTCGCTCCGGCTTCAACCGCTCATCGTTGGGATTTTTTTCCCTGATGTCATCGAGCGACTTCCTGTATTCCTTGAGCTTTTCGGCACGCTTCTCGGCGTTCGTCCATGCCGACTTTTCCAGCGCGTCGACTTTGCCCATCGCGACAATTGCCGCCTGCTGACTGCGTGCCTCATCCGCTTTCGACCTTGCAATGCCTTCCTGCTCCTTACGGTAGAGCTGCAAGGTCCGTAGCCGGCTTTCGTCTTCCTCGCGGGTGCTGCCGCGCTCCATCAGGTTCGGATTGTCCTCCCCGATAATCGGAATGGCGCTATAGGATTGAGGATCCGCTAGTTTGCGTTCTAGCGCCTCGATTTGCTGCGCCAGTGTCACTTCTCTGCCAACGCTGTACGTTGCGTCGAGCGCTCCAGCCGCTGCGGCCTTAATTCCCTTCCACGCCTTCTCTATCAGGCCAAGATTATCCGTGATTTGACCTGAACGCTCCTTGATGGTGTCAGCGTACGTATCGGTGAGCAGCTTGGCTGCTCCGATGGTGTCACCCTGCTCCTTCAAAGCTACGATCTGCGAGTACGTCGAGGCGGTCAGGAAGTTGTACTGCTCGTTCAGATCCTTGGCTGCTGCGACCGGATCCTTGCCGATCTTCACGAACTCGGCGACGGTCTCTTCCACTGCGCGGCCTGTAGCATCGCGCCATTCAAGCGCAGCCTCGGTGATCTCGACGAAGCTGCCGGCGGCAACCTTCCCGCTACCGGCTAACTGGGTCAGCACTTCCGCTGCGGCGCCGGTGGTGCCGACGGTGGCCGACACCTGGGCAGCCATTCCAGACAGGCGATCAGCAGTGGTGCCTGCAGCATTGCCGGAGGTGATGAGAGCCTTTTGGAAGCCGACCGCTTCCTCGCTCCCCTTGTAATAGGCGTAACCCAGTACGCCTACAGCGGCAGCTGCGACTGTGAAGGGGTTGACCAGGCCGAGGACGTACCCGCCGAGCGCTTTCACAGCAGGCCCTACGCCGCCGAACATGTCCTTGAGCTGCCCGCCCTGCTGCAGCAGCACGGTGAGCGGTGCCTGCCCTCCCTGAAGCGATACCACGATGTCGGTGAACTGAGCTGGCACATTGCGTAGCGCCGCCGCCGTGGCCTTGGCCGACATACCGGTTTTGTTCAGCGCTGCGTCTGCACCTCCAAGTGCAGTTCGGGCCTGGTCGATCTTTGTCTGGTACTCACCGAAGGTCTCGGCATCCAGCGCGCCGCTGGCGCGGTAGCCCTTGAGCTTCTGCTCCATCTGATCCAGCCGACCCAATGCCGCGACAGTCGGATCAATCTTGCCCAGCAGTTCGTCCAGTGCCTGCCCTTCCTCCCGGTGGGCCCCGGCCGCCTTCCTCGCCGCCTCCGCCTGACGCTCTTCCGTTGCGATAAGGGCCTGGGCGCGGCTGTTGATGGCCGCCTGACGGCTGGCGCTATCTGAGAGTACGGCGTTCGCCTGGGCGGTGACCTCCACACTCTGTTCAGTGGCCCGATTGAGCGTCTGAATATACTGGCTCGCCTCCAAAGAGGCTTTGGCCACGGCCAGAATCCTAGCCTGTTGCTCGTCAGCGGACTCAGCGGCACGACGCCCAGCCTGGGCACCGGCATCCGTGGCAGTAGTCAGCGCCTGCTGGACTTGCCCGGCCTGCGCGGCCTCAGCCCGGAATAAGCCCATGTTCGCTGCGGCGCTGCTGAATGCCGTGGATGCGCTGGTAACGGCGCGGCCCACGGTAGCCATCTGCTGCGCGAGTTCGGTCTGCTTGGCGTTGAGCGATTGCAGCTCCTGCACGATCTGCCGGGTGTCACCCTGCAGGCTGCCCAGCGCAGTCTCCCACGCGCGTCCGGTTCGCCCAGCCGACTCTTCGCTGCGCTTGCCGGCGTCCGTCAGTTGGTCGAGGTTATCCTTGGCCTCAACAGCATCACCGGAATCGATCTGAAGACCGAGGGAAGCAATGGTGGTCATGATCTACTCCATGGATTCGGCCATGACGGCCAGGGCCTCGACTTCCATCACGCGGAGATCGGGAAAAATATCGGGAAGGTCGCGGCGCTTGATGCCCAGCATCGAGGCCGTGGTGGGGACGGCCGTGTAATCCAGCCCGGACGGGCCGCCAGGGCCGACTCGCCATTGCGTGCCCATTGCGTCGAACAGGCGGAAGGCAGGCCAGGCATCTGGCCACACCTCTACTTCATCTTCCGCAATGTCAGCCGGGGTCAGGCCTAGAGCCGCCAACTGCTCGGCAGAGGGACCCTGCTCATAGCACGCCCGGGCGGCCGCCCTTAGTTTCCCAAGCGGGCCGGGCTGTAGGCAGCCTGGAAGGCGTCGATGACGGCCTTTGGCGCCCCCGTACAGGTACGCGCCAGCTCAAGGATCGCTTTCTGGCTGAACTTGTCCTCCAAGTCCCACCCGGTAACGATTTCGCCCAGTTGCTCAGCCTGCAGAGCGATCTCGCCGGCGGTCACCTCTTCCCAAGTGGCGTTGTCGGCCTTGGCCTTCTCTGCCCAGGCGTCGCGCGCCTTGTTCCAGCGATCAAACATGCCAGCCAGCGTCACCCGGTCCATGTAGCGGAACTCGAATTCCACCGGCACCGACTCTCCACCGATTCGAGGCACCTGCACCTCGGCAGTAAAGGTCGGGTTCTGCGCGATTTTGATCTTCGCCATGAGGTTTCCTTAGGCAGCAGCCAGGTAGCGAACCGGACGGCCCGAGAGCGCGATGCTGATGGTTCGGGTCATCAGGTTGTTGCGCTCCATGGTCGGAGTGGTGGTGATGCTCACGTAGCCCGGATAGAGGATCTGGTCGCCGTTGGGCAGCTTGAGGCGGACGACCGTCAGCTCTTTGCTGTCGCCGTAGGCTTCGACCAGGCCCACGTAGGCAGCCGCTGGTTGATCCTCGACAGTGATCGACAAGGTGATGGGGTTGCGATTGGTGGGGAACTGGCGATCATCATCGTCCTCCAGGTACCCGACGGTGAGGTACTGCTGCTCGCCGCCGGAAGAGGTAAAGGCAGTCACCTTGGAGATCTGCGCCCAGTTGCTCACCGGGATCACAGAGCCCACACCTGCGCCGGCGGTGTACTTGTCGGCGTTGGTGGTGTTCAGGCCGGCCATCGAGAACTTGTCAGTGGCAACACTGGCTGCGCGGACAGCGCGGTCGTTGATAAGCGACCAGCCGGAGCTGACAACCAGGACGTCGCCGTTCTTGATGTTGTGCCCCGCAGCGGTGGCCACGGGAGGAGCAGCGTTGGTCAGGGCAGTGAAGGCGACGGCAGCGGCGAGTACGCTGGCGATTTCCAGTACAGAGCCGTTCGGCAGCGGGAAGCGTGCGGCCATGGGATTTTCCTCTTGGGTATAAACGAAAAAGCCCGCACGCGGCAGGCTGTGGAAGCGGGCTCAGACGTTCCAACTGAACGTGAGCCCCGCAAGAAATCGGCGCTTGATATCGGCCTCCATGCGCTCTTTCGGGGTTTCTGTACGCAAGCCGACCGATGCGATCAAGGCGTCACGTATGACCACTTGACCATCCTGGATCAAGAACGGCGGCACAATCTCTGCTGGCTGAGTGGTGGGGGCATGATCCACGGAAATGACCTCGAGTTTGGTTACTGGTCCGCGACGCCGCGGTAGGTGAAGCTGGTCGGGACCGTATAGGTCGCCGACTCGGTGATGGTCGGGCCCTGCTCCAGTGGCTCGGTGAGCAGGCCTTCGAAGCCGCTGCGGCTTAGCTCTGTATCAACCCGGAACAGGCTGCTCAGCTCGTCGACCAGTGATTCGGCAACGCCCAGGGGCTGGCCTGCCGGGCAAACGATGCTGATCTGGTAGACGCCGGTGTATTCGTAGGCGTCGCCGCCCAGGTATCGGCAGGTGGTGCTGGCCGGCAGCAAGTAGGCTCGAAGGTAGGTCTCGCCGGACCCGGCCTCGAATCCCTCTTCGAAGTTGGCGACCCGAATCGGGCGCGCCGTCGCCCAGGCCATCAGCTTGATCTCGATGGCCTGGCGGGCTCGTGCATGGCTCATACGCTGTTGTTCCTGATGGCTTCGTCGACGATGTGCTGGAAGTTGGCCAGGGTGACCCGGACCATGCCGGCTGGGGCCTGGGTTGAATGCCCGTATTCCAGCGGAATCGCATATGGCAGATTGTTCACGATGTAGGCCGTCTGGCCGACGGTCAGCGCCTGCACCTGGCTTGGACTTGAGGCCCGAGACCTCCACGTCCAGGAATTTCTGTACCTCTCCGCCGAGCGCCGCCTTCAGCGCGGCAGTTTGGGTTTCGTCGAGGGTCAGGCCGTGGGCGGCCGGGTCGAAGTCAAAAGGCATGTGGCTATCCCCTTGGGACTGGTTGGCCCGCCTTGCGGGCATAAAAAAACCCCGGCATTGCCGAGGTTGCTTGAGTTAGGGGTTAGGTCTGCTAGAGATGTATTCCATGCCTAGCCAGATAATCCAAAATTGGAGTGAGCCTAGTCGGCCCCATACCCTTCAGGGCCCTTAGTTGCTTCTTGCTCATCACTCGCAATTGGCCGAAAGTTCGAACATCGTTGTTCGCAAGCGAGTTGTAGGAAAGTCCGAGATTTGCGTGATAGAGATCAAAATCGTCTGGGGGTTGAGAATGGGACATAGATTCGGCCTGCTGCACAAGAGCATTCTTGAGCTCGTTGGCCGCAGCCAGAGACTGGCATTCGACGACCGTCTTGATAGCCTTCCCATCGTAACGGGTAATGATGTACCGGGTGACCTCCCGGACTTGGAACTCGGGCTGCATAATCTATCTCCGGCCTGCGCACAGGCTGAGTTAAGGGCATTTTAAGGGCCTCGGATATTAACCGAGGCGTCATTTGCCTTCAACGCTGCGCAATTCTCACGATATGCCCGCACTATGAAAGATCTGTGGCTCTAGCTGTTTGACCTGGGCGAGCGTCAGCGGCTTGAAGTTCTTGTCCAACTGCAGCGAGGCGAAACGCTCAGCCGTGAGGCCTCCGTCTCGGAACAGCTTTGCACGCACCGGGCCCAGCGCCGCGTCCTGGAACGCCGCAGACTGCGTCTTGAGCCATTGGTAGTAGCTGAGGCTGGCCGAGACCTGCGCGCCGCCAGAGGCGCCCACTGAGGCGCGTGTGGCACCCTTAGCGAATGCGGCCGACAGCTTGGTGATCGGCGTAATGGTCGTCCGGCAGTTGACGTGGAATGGCGGAACCGGCCCCTTCCCTATCTCAAACTCGCGTCCGTCCAGGCTTTTGCACTGCTGGCTGGTCTTCCGGTCGAGGGTGGCCACGATCCGGTAGCCCGGGACGAACTCGGCGTTTGCGGCCAGCGTCTCCATGCGTGCCGTTGCAGACACATGCTGCACGGCGGTGTGCACCACCGAACGAGCGTTGCGGTTACTGACCGCCAGCACCCCATCGGTGAAGTTTTGTGCGGCCGTGCCGCGTATAGCCTGGGTGATCTCTGCGTTGGTCTGACCCTGCACCACGCCAAGGCGGATGGCATTGGTCACCCGGGTAGACTCAGTGCGCGTCCAGCCGCTCAGGAAGGGCTTTAGCAGCGTACCGCCGTCGATCCCTGCCACCTGAAGAGGCTGCGTATTGATCGCGGCTCGGATCAGCGAGTCGGTCGGCATGATGGCATCGATGAGCAGTGCCTTCGCCAGGCTACGGCTTTCGAACGCGGCTAGGTACTGCGCGATGTCGACCAGGTCGGCCTGCATGCGGTCGCCGAAGGCTTGATAGATGCCCAGTAGCTTCCCGCCGACTCTCGACAGGAATTCTTCCAACCGGCTCCGGCTGTAGGTGGTCAGCTCGCGGCGCGTGAGCTGGTCCCGCACCTGGGTATCCACCTGGCGCAGCACTGTTTCAAACTTCTTCACCTCACCCGCTTTAAGCCGCTCCAGCAGCACCGCGTGCCGACTGACCTGTTCCAGCAGCATCTCGTCCGCCGTTTGCGTCGGTTTTGTCGTCATCGTCGGTGTCCAGGTTGATGCCGGCTGACTCGCGCTCGTCGCTGATCAGCTCGGCCTCTTCGTCGTAGGCCCGCTCAGGCAGCTTGCCAGTGGTGAGGTACTGCCAGTAGGTGTCGGCGCTGATGGTTCCGGCCATGACGCCCTTCTGCAGCTCGGCCAGCACCTGGGCGTTGACCTCAGGGATCACAAACTCAGGCTTAACCGTGAAGACCACGTCGTCCGGGTTGTAGCCGGTCCATTCAGCGGCATACCGCAAGGCCTGCTCAATAGCCGACGCTGCGGTGATGACGATGCTGTGCAGCGTGGCGTGCTGGTCGTTCTGGCGGGTCTTGCGGGCCTCGCCTGATTCAGTGCCGGACACGTCCATGACCTTGGCGCCAGCTTCGAGGGCTGCGCTCTTCTGGTCAGACATGGCCGTTCGGACAGCCTCAACGCCTGCCCCTTGGAACTCCAGATAGCCGCACTGACCCTTGGGTCCGAGATCCCAAGCTGCAGACGGCCCGGTCACGCTGAGCTCCACGCTTTCGTCCAGGCCGGACACCCACGGCTGTGGATGGCTGGTCTGGTGCAGAGCGGTGAAGTAGTCAGCGCTGAGCTGGTACGACTTCAGCGCAGCCCTGGCCATGGTCAGCAGCGGGATCTCGTCCACGTCCGGTGAGTTATCGGTCGAGCCGCAGTAGATGACCGGGATGTACTCGAGCCCACGCACCAGCTGGTTGCCAGCGCCAACGGTGCCAAGGGGGCGCTCATCATCGATGAGTTCGCCTGCTTCATTGCGCACAGCCGTGTAGCAGACTTGCCCCTGCATGAAGAACTCGCGGTAGACCGTCTGGCACTCATGGCTGTAGCGGTCCTCCGCCTTCTTGCGGAACTCGCGGAACACGGCCAGCACCAGGTCCTGGCGCCCGCCTTGATCGGCGGTATCCCAGTTAATGCCGTTCCGAGCAGCGTAGGTTGCAAAGTAAGGCTGGCCCTGGTCGTCCACGTTGACCACAAGCGGCACACGCCCGTGGGAGATCGTCTGCCGGACGATGCGCAGGAAGAGTTGAGTCAGGCCGAAGCCGTCGGCGGTGGCGTTCTCTTCGACGCCCTTGAGCCCACTGGGCAGCTTCACCTCAGGAATGAGCCGGGAGACCAGGCCCATCATCGAGCGCAGCGAATCGCGCACCCAGTGCTCGTACTGCGCCCGCGCTGTGTAGTTCTGATAGAGATAGGCATTGCCCTGGCCATCCAGCTTTTCAGCCTCGACCATGCCGCTTGGCTTGGGCAGGTTGCGTGGACTGCCCTTGATGGCGCACTCGCCTTCCAGAGCATCGTCCATCATCCGCCACTCTTCGATGTGAGCGTCGTACTCTGGGTTGGTGGATTGAACAGGCATTACGCCAAACCTCCGATGCGGCGACTGCCGCCTGTGCGTTTACGTCGCGCCATGGCAACGGCGAAATAGCGGAACCCGTCTGCCGGGTGGGATGACCAGTCATGCAGGGGCTTGTCTTTCCAGCATCCGCGCTTGTCATCCCACTCCTTGCGGTAACTCTCCAGGGCGGTGATGCCCTCTTCGCATTTGGATTGGTCGAAGGCGCAGTTCGGCAGAACTTCGCGCACTTGCTCGATGCCTTCGTCAACTCCCAGCTTCGGCACGACCTTGAATATCAGGCTGTACTTCTGGCCGTCGATCTCGTAGCCCTCACGCGCGAGTTCGCGTCGAGTCTTGCCGTCGCTACCAAATTCCCTGTTGTCGATGTCGTGCGGCCCCCAGTGCTCCCCGTAGGCGTAGCCCCGATCCTTGAGCACCTTCATGTAGTGCCGCAGGCCCTCGCCGCTGTTCTGGTAGAAGTCGATGACGTGGAATTCTTCGCCGACGATCCGGACGAACCAGATGGCCGTGGAGTCGCCCACACCGATGTCCCAGAACGTGTGCACCGGTAGGTGGCTGTTGTCTGGCAGCTTGCCGATGCGCTGTGCGGCGTAGAGCTTGGTGAACTGCTTCGCGTAGTAGGCGCCCTCGATCGTCTGCTGGAATGCCTCGGCAGGGATCGACGGGTACTCGCGCTTCATGTCGTCGCCGAGGGTCTTTTCCTTGGCGCTGTACCAGGCGCGCTGGCCCGGGTTGGTGACGATGCCGTGCTTGGCGGTCAGGTCGTCGAAGTACTTGGTCAGGCGGTCGGGGATGACCACGCCGGTCGGGTCCAGCCAGTACAGCGGGTTGCGCCACCAGCTGAAGAAGAAGAACTTCCAGTCGAGCAGGCCCAGGGGCACCCCGGCCAGTTGCTGCTTCTCAGCGGACTGGCTGTAGTCGAAGAAGTAGCCCGCCCGCCCCTCCGCCGTCGACTCGATCGTAACGAAACACTCTGCGGCGACAGCCTCGAAGGCGCCGGTGACGATCTCTCGGGCTTTGTGGGGAAACTTGGCACAGATCTTCCCGAACTCGGATACGTGCAGATACCGTAGAGTCCCGCCCCGAAAGGATGTGGACACGTAGAGCGATCCGCCTTTGCTGAACACAAGCTCGCCAGCAGCATCGTTGCGAGCAGGATTAGCAGCGCGTATTTCCTTGGGAAGGTGGTCGTACGCATACTTGATCTTCTCGCGGAAAAGCCGCTTGGCGTCGTTCAGGGTGTGGGCGATCAGGGCGCACTTGGCAGCCTCGAATAGCGCGGCGTCGAGTTGGACGATGCAGACCAGGGTGGTAAACCCTAACTGCCGAGCCTTGAGGATGATGTTGCGGGTGTGCATCCCCTGGAAGTAGTCGATCTGCTCCTGCGTCATGCGGAAGCGGACCTTCTTGCCCTGCTTGTCCGTGATGAAGTACAGGTTGTTCAGCCGCCAGAACCGGTCCCGAAGCAGTTTCATGTGCTCGGGCTTCATGGTCAGGCATCCTTCGATAGTTCATCCATCAGCTGCGACAGTTCGTCGGCGTCTTTTGACTGCTCCTTGTCGTCCAGGCCGAATGCAGTGCGCTCGAGCAGCTGCAGGTTCTTCATAGCCGACGACAGCTGGAAAAGGGTCTTGGCGTTACTGGGCAGGGCCACGGCGGCGAGCATTGAGCTCCGGCGGAAGCCGCTCTCATCATCGGCGGTCTCGCGCTCGATTTCGTCTTCGATGTCCTCACGCCGTTTGATGGTGGTGAGCAAGTCATCCATCAGCAGGTTCGCAAGGTTCGCGGCTTTGCGAATGTCGCGGCGATGACTGCGAACGACCGTCGCGCCCTCTTCCGCCGCCTCTTCGATGATCTCCGCGTCCCGCTCAGGGTTCGCGCATTGGTCTTCGCGAACCTCGCCGCGAACCAACTTGTTGCGAACCTCTTTGCGGACTTGCTCGGAAAGGTCCCGCTCCCAGCCCAAGGCCTTGGCCTTCTTCCTGATAGCGGTGTCGCTCACCCCGTTACGGTCAGCGATGGTGCGGATGGAAAGCGCCCCAGCCCGGAAGGCTCGTTCGATCGCCTCCCAGTCGGGTTGCTTCATTATGTAGCTCCGTTAAGTCAGTCCCTGGACGCTGGTTGACGATGCGCTTTTTCAAGCACCGATAGTTTGAAATCGCGGCTATGGCTCTCTGCCCCATCATTCCATTCACATCGCGCCCACAGGGCAGGATCAGATTTGTACTCACGCGGCCCTAAATGTGTGATGCGCATTACGCAATCAACACCGGGATGAGTCACCCAGTCGCCTACCTTGAGATCTTCCACTTTTTGTTCTCTATTTGCCTTTTTAGGAACATATGGTCACTTCGTCCGACTTGCAAGGAGTCGGCATAAGTATCTCAGAGCCTCAAAATATTGGGTAAGCCACAGCAACCTTTATGCCTACGTAAGAGATCACTGCGAGAAGCACAACCCTATTCCGGCATCGGTAATAAAAACCGGTCTTATTGTCAATGCGCTCTAGCATTCTCAGCGCTGTCGATTCGTCCCGGCCGCCATGCATAGAACAGAGCTCAAGGTACCGAGCATTGCACCGCAACAGATGGATTGTGCTTTCGATCCGTTTGAATCCGAGCCAAGCCGACAAGGCTAAAAGGATAAGTGGGGCCAGGCTGAGCGTCGACGCGTTCCAGCCCAGCTTTTCGTACGTTTGAATCTGTGCAAGATAGGCAAGCCCGGCCAAGGTAGCACCCAGGACAAACTGATCGAAGCTCATGCTCCTGGCCGACGCATCGGACTCCAGATCTTTTATTCGCGAATCGATCACCATGACACTGCTCCTGGTTTGATAATCAGGCGCAATATAGCTTTCCTCCTCCTGTTCAGCCTAACTGCACTGTGAGTCCCTCCACTCGATGCAAGGGTAAGCCTTCAGGAAGGTGGCTGATGCATCGCAATGATTGCACTTATGCGGATACTTCGGCGGATGTGAGGTCAGCACCATCCCGGTGTAGACCATGCTTCCTACCCCACAGCTATCGCATGCGTAGACCACCTGATGAGCGTGAACTTGCTTTGTAGTCTCTGGCATCCCGATCTCCTCGCGCCACGAAACGGCGCCTACCGATTTTGTGGCGCGGATCAGTTCGACCGCTTGCACAGGTCACAGTCCAGGCGCCGGCAGATCCAGCGCTTGACCCGTGGCCAGTAGGTGATTACGAACATGTGCCGGATACCGGCTAGGGCCAGAGCGACGTGCATCGTCACGCCGGCAGTGTTCGGGGTAAAGAACATCCGGTCCGACCTGGCCAGGATGGCGTAGCCGCTCAGGGCGATGACGATGTACAGCATCTTGCCTATCACCCCATCCCTGACCTTGCCGCTCAAGACTGCCCAGGTAGCCCATAGCGCGATGAACCCAGCTGCCAGGGCGTTGACGTATTCGAGAATCATCCGTTTGGCCCTCCGAACTTGGACCTGATGACAGACCAGAGATCAGCGGCCTTGATGGCGCGGGTTACGGCAGCGATCAGTGAGCCACCAAAAGTGCCCAGCAGGAACCCGACGCCTGCCACGCTGCGTGGCTCGACGATCCCGAAGTACGCGCTGACCATCCCAGTAAGGTAGTGAGCGCAAGCCATACCAGTGAGCAGGAAAAGAATCCAGGCCTTGCGGTCGGTGAGGTCGTCTTTGTGCCATCGGGTGGCAACCAGGGCCCCCAATAGGCCCGCTATTGCCCAGTCGAGCTTATCGAGCAGACGGTGAAAAAACTCCATGCGCTCGACTCCGTATGTGCATGTAAAATCCCCTGGCCAACAAAGCTGAGGACAAGGGAATGAAAAAGTATGTAGCCGCGGTATCGCTCGCAGTGCTAGGCGTGGCTCAAGGTGTGCAAGCAAGCGATTTCACAAGCGTGGAGATCTGCAAGGCTGCAATTTCCGTGGAAATGAGCCGACCCACCAAAAAGATGAAGACCAGATCGCATGGTGCGGTACCCGAGATCTCTTACAAGCGTCCTGATGGAGACTCTTTCAGATACCGATGCCAGGTGAGCGACGACACTGTTGTTTGGTCAACGTTCTTGAACGACACCCGCACCTGGGGGCGCTGGCGGAACCGTTATTCTGAGGGAGATGCAACAACCACCTATTCGGTAGCGGGCGGCCAACTGACAATCCGCAATGATCAGTCTGGCGATAAAACCTTCAGAAAATCAGATTTCTGAATGCCTGTCCCTGCCTGAGTCAAAACAAGATACTTAGAGCAGGCCCTCTTGAGGCCCTTTGCAGGCAAGAAAAAACCCGGCACTGGGCCGGGCTTAGAAATCTGTATGGGTCGAAACTATGAGCGTGAGGGATTCGAACTCTCGCTTCTAAGGGTATAGGCTCGCATCGCCACCCTTCGAACTAGATGCGTCAGCGGTGAACCATCTCTGCTAAGCGCTCACAGCTTCGACCCATGCAGACTATGACATAAAGACCCAGCGCATGGCCGGGCTCTGAATGGGTGCAGACGGCAGGAGCTGATCCCGGCACGGTGGCGATAGGCGTGGACTGGACGCCTCGTTTTGTAGCTGCAGGTGTGCGTACCGCTTTCCACTCGCTCTCCGCACCTGTTCGGCCGATGGATCTTGATACCAGCCCCGAACAGCTCTCGCTCACCTGATTAGCGCATCAGCCTGCGTATTCATCTGCATGGCTGGAAGAGTCGAACATAATACGACCCTCTCAGGATAAAAAAACCTCAGTCGACCTTCGCCGACTGAGGTTTTTGTTGGTTGCGCTGAACTCGCTAAACCTTTGGGCTAGAAAACACCCGAATGCTAAGTGCCGGAAGGTTGTTAACGTACAGGGCCGTTGAAGCATTTGCCAACATTGTCACCATGGAAACACCAATCAATTTAGCCATACGCATACCCCCTTTTGGTCCAGTTTGCTGATTGTTAGAAGAGATTTTTGTAAGAACGAACCACATGAACAGGACTGGAAGTCCAAAAACTGCGGCCCCCTTCAACGTCAACAACTTCCCCGCACCGCCCACTCCGAAGAGGAGCAACTGGCCCTCAATCCCCTACACACGCAGGAAATACAGGATGGGAGAAATTTACGACATGGCGACATGATATTGCAAGCCCTTTTGAGGGACTATTTTACGCCGCCTCGCTTTCCAGGACCCCTACTGCCTCAAGCATGTGCTGAGCCTCGACCAGCGCCTCGTTCACCAACCCTTCCAGCGAGCCACGAATGGCCTTGTTCCAGCGCTGGTAGGTGCGCTCTGTCAGCCCCTGGTCGTCCCAGCTGGTCATGTCGTAGTTCGATGCAGCCAGCACGATCATATCGCCCGGGCGATCCTCGGCCACTGCCCTGGCGTGCGCATTGGCCCGCTCCACGGCCCGCTGGGCGGCTTGGTTGCGCCATGCCCAGCGATCCTCGCCCTTGTCGCACTCGCGAAGCTCTGCAGGCTTGGCCTGGACCGCTATGCGCTGCACACCCTTGCGCTGCTCCGGCACGGCCCACACCATCACGGCCTGCTGGGTGAACCGCTTGGGCGCGGGCGTGGGAACAACTGGTATCAGCGCGCAGATGGCCTGGAGCTTGCGCCCCTTGTGCGTGCTGTACTTGGCCAGCAGCGCGTGCCAGTGCCTGGGGCTGAGCTGGGCATGCAGCATCTTGTGCACAATGCAGTCGGCCAGCAGCGCCGCGTCTTTGCCGGTGATCTCCCCTTTTAGTTTGCTGGTCTGCACCCTGGGCTCAACGCTGCAACCGCCTGCGCTGTTGATCGTCTCTGCCGCCAGGGCGCGCACTACTGCGGATACCACGTTCTGATATTTCATGCTGCGGCCCTCCTGAGGTCCTTGAGTTTCTGGCGATAGGCGGCCTTGATGGCCTGCAGGTCTTCGATGGTCAGGCGCTGGGGCTGATGAGGGCCTTCAAGCCACTCCACCTGGTCGGCACCGATGCGCCCCACCAACCGGATGCGGTACTCGACCGCGTTACCCGACAGGTTCCGGTTGCACTTCACACACTGGCGGTGGACGTTCAGCGGCTCGAACCGCAGCTCCGGGCAGGCGCCTACCGACCGGTAATGGCCGGCATCCCAGCGGCTGCCGGTGATTAGGTTGTGGTCGCTTGGGTTCGAATCGCAGCTGATGCACGGCAAGCCGGCGTCGCGCTCGCGGATGTAGGCATTGAACGCGGCCTGCGCCTCGGCCATGTGCTCGCGGCGGGTCTTCAGCTTCTCCCGGCGCTCCTTGAGGTCTTCCCGGGCCTGCTTGGTGATTGCCTTGGCCGCAACCTTCTGCAGCTTCGGGTCTTTGGCCATGGTCTTCGCACAGGCGATGCTGCACACCTTCTGAGTGGTCATGGTTGGCTTGAAGGGCTTGCCGCAACCAGGAGCCTTGCACTTCTTGGGCTTGATCTCGGCTACGCGCATGGCTCGGCCTCCTTGGCTTTCTGCTGCTCGGCGGTGAAGTCGCGCCCAATAGGTCGCAAGTGGCGAGGCTCGCACAGGCCGAAACCGGCGAAGACGCCATCTTCTGTACGGAAGACGACCCCTTCCCCTCTGACTACCCAGCAGTCGACGTCAGAGTGCCGGTAGAGGCTGCCATTGGGCCCGGCATACAGGTCGCCATCCTTGACCATGCTGCTCAGCTCGACGACTTTGCCAATGTTCTGGGTCAGCGAATTTGCGCCAACGATGAGCGCCAGGTCGCCAGGCTTGAATTGATGGTTCATACCTCGTCACCCCACTTGTAGAACACGCCACCCATGGCAAGCGCTGTACCGAAGATCGTCCAGAAGGCCGGGCTGCTCATGTACACGCCAACCATTGCCAACTGTGCAGCCAACGCGCCACCCAGCAGCGCAGTGATCGCTGAATACCCAGTCTTCATGCCGCCACCTCGCCCACCAGGTCGCCGAAGAACACACCCCTGGCCGTGAACTCGGCCAGGATGCGGTCGGTGTAGGCCACGCCCTGCGCGCGATTGAACAGGCTGGTCACCGGGAAACCGTCTGGGCCAAACAGCTTGCACTCGCCCATCATCGCCAGCTTCTCCTCGTACGGTAGGTGGCGCATGACCCGATACCAGGCCTGCTGGAACTCGGCGTCTTCGTTCAGCAGGATCTGCACACCGATGTGCAGCTTGCAGTAGCGCCGGGCGTCGGCGGCGTCACCGATCTGGGTCATCTCCGCGATGCGCTTGTAGAACGCAAACCACAGCGCGTTCTGATCTAGGGTGCGATCCTTGCCTGGGCGCAGGCTGACCACTACGAATTTCTTGTCGCGGAACATGCTGGTCAGCTTGCTGATGGCCTCGGAGAGCTTTGTGGTGCTGTTAACGCTGATTCGGTCAGTCATGGCTGTCCTCCCTGAAACATGAGCAGCAGACACAGGACGATGAACGCGATACCCATCACATCGGTCATCCCCACCACTTCACACTCAGGCCAGATCAACTGCGCCTCACGCAGCGCACCCGCACGGTCCAGGCTCTGCTCCATCAGCACCATCTGGAAGGCCTTGGGGCCTACGATTACGGTCCATACACGCTTCATGGGGTCACCTCAGGCTCGTCTGGGTAAGGCATCCAATGCGTTGGCACAAGATCACCATCCAGTCGCTCAACACCGTCAGGGCCGTAGCACCATGCGTCTTCGCTGTACTGCTCTTCCTCGCTGTAATCGCCGCTTTCTCGATCTTTGTCTGTCATGAACGTGTCGGCGCAGGTGAGCTGTCCGCTGATCACGCCGCAATCCTCGCGATAGAACAGAACCTCGACATGCTTGGGGCATGACTCCATCGGCTGCCAGCCGGTAGCGGCACGGGATCGTTGCCACCACTTCCATGCAAATTGAGCGGCGTCCCCTGCGTATCTCTCGGGGTCGATACGGCTACGTGTTGGCTTACGACCTGGCGGCGGCTCGTCACCTCGCATCACATCGGCCCAGTACGCCTCGAACTCTTCGCGCATCTTGTTGGTGTCCATCAGTGCTTCTCCTTGGCCATGGCGTTCAGGCAGGCCTTGCAGGTAACGCTGCTCCGCTCTGGGGTGAACTGGCTGGCCTTGACCAACCGTCCGCACTTCACTGCGACAAGGCCCATGTAGGCCATGCGGTGCCACATGTGGATTCTGTTCATCACACCCCCTCCCCGGCCGGCTGCCCGGCGCGCTTGATGTTCAACTTGGCCAGCAGGTGTGCACGGCATGCGGCAGCACCACTGGGAATTCGCTGGACTTCCAGCAGCCGCACCTGGCGCTGGGCGGCGTACTCGTCGGCCAGCTCCGCAGCGCCCTTCTGGCTGTCGTGGCCGATGCCGGTGGCGATATCGCCCAGAGGCTCGCCGGCGACTAGCATGCGAATGGTGATGTCGTAGGCCCGGGCAAAGACCTTCTCGGCCCGCTCCACCTCCATCGACCCCAGGTTCTGCGCCTCACATTGCAGGGCCGCGTGGCGCACCGCTGCGTGCGTCCAAGCGCGTGACCCTGCCCTGCTGGGGTGGAAGTTCTCCAGCGCCTCTGCCATGGCCCTCACAAGCGGCGGAATACCCATCTCTTCCGGGGTCGGCTGGCACAGCTTGATGAACTTGCCGCTGCTCGGTGCGAAGTCGGTACCCAGCACCCGGCATTTCTGGATGCCGAAGCGGATCTGCTCCAGGGTGTTGATGCCCGCTGCCACGAAGGACTTGATCCAGCTGCGCTTGGCAGCCTTCAGCGCGTCATCGTCTGGCCAAGCCTGCTTCCAGGCAGGGAAGATGGCCTGCAGCTCCTTGAACAGGGCGTTGACGACCTCGGTAGTGCCCGGGTCGAGCTGCTTGGCCGGGGCATGTACCTCGGCAGGCAGGTTGCCGGTCTTGGCCATGATCTGCGTCACGCTGCGCAGTTTCTGTTGTGCGCTCATAAGCCCCCCAGGTCATCAGCCCAGCTGGTGTCGTTGAAGTCGGGGCCGTTGCGGCGCTGGCCCTGCTGGGCACCCGGCAGCACCTTCTCCGGGAACAGGCCGGTCCAGCCGTTGCTGATCGACTGGTTGATCACGGCGTCAGGAGCGTGGTGCTTGGCCAGCTGGGCGGCCTGGCGCTCGCAGGAGGTCTTCGTCAACGGCTTACGGATCTCGCGGCGGTGCTGGCACCAGTCGGCCCAGGCCTGGTCACTGACGTTGGATGGCTTGGCAGTCATCGGGTCGAATTTCGGAGCCTTCTTCTTCGCCGAGGGAGCGGTAGCGACCGTCTGCTCTACTGGTTCAGTGACTGGTTCAAAAGAGTGACTGGTTCTGGTGCTTTCTGGGCCTACACCCCCTGTAGGCTGTGGGCCTACACCTGTGCTTTCTGGGCCTACAGGGGTGCTGTTTGGGCCTACAGGTCGGCACAGGGTGATGCGGTAGAGGTTCGAGCTATTTCCCTTCGGCCCTTCGCGGTTCTCGATGCGCACCAAGCCCTGCATTTCCAGGTGTTTGATGTGCTTGCGAACGGTGCTGCGGTCGATCTCGCACTGGTCCGCGATGTGCTGATAAGACGGCCAGCACTCTCCTTGGTCGCTCGCGTTGTCGGCCAGCTTAATCAGCACCAGCTTGCGCAGCGGATTGCCGACCTTGGTCTTCATCGCCTTGACCATCAGCTCCATGCTCATTGGGCGCGCTCCCTGGCCATGACTGCATCAATCTCTGCATCCACGTCGGTGAACTCAGCACCCGGGAACCAGTCTTGGATCAGCCAAATGAAGGTCTGTTTGTTGCGCAGCCAGGTGTAGCGGTCAGCAGCCTTACGCAGCGCACTCAATTGCTGGTGCTGAGCGAACAGAGCGTCATTCGGCACTAAGCTGTACTCGCGAAACTCACCGCCCATACGCATGAGCATCGATTGAGCTTCACCGTGGTATTCGTGGCGCTCATTCAGGTCTTCGTCTTGGTCGTGCTCACCATCAACGAAACGTTTGAGGAGGTTCGCTAGAGCCTCGTTCTCTGCCTTGAGTTGGTCGCGCTCTGCCTTGAACGATGCCGATAGCGATTGCTCTGCCTGGTCAAGACGGACAAACCACTCCTCGAACTTCTCCAGTCGCTCGATCTCCGCAACCAGGGCCAGGATGGTCTTCGGCATGGCATGCTGAAGAAAATCCTGAACAGCCTTGACCTCTTCAGGGGCTGAGCCTACGGCCATCGTGATGTTTACATCGGTCGTGACTGCGTTGGCTGCCTCGGACAGCGCCTTTAATGCTTCCTTGTCGATGCTCATGCTGCACCCCGCACGGCCTTGTCGTGGGTGTGCAGGCCGTCCCAGTTCTTCTTCATGGGCAGGTCGCCGGCCAGGTACAGCTCGTACAGGCGAGTCGCCCCCTTGCGCAGGAGGATCGGCGTATAGCTGATGAATGGGTCTTTGCCGTGCGGAGTGACTTCGTGCTGGTGCTCGGTCATGTACTTGTCGCGGGCGTAGGCGGCGACGCGGTAGCGGGTACCGGACTTGCTTTCGTTGTAGAGCCAGTTGCGGCCCTCGAGGAAGTGGCCGACCTGCATCACGTTGACCCCATTCAGGCCCTTGCAGAACTGGACGTGGCTCATCCCCTCCTTGAACAGGTTCTCCAGGTGGTCGATCTTCTTGGCCTGGGCCTCTACCTGTACAGTGAGCAGGACGCGGGCTTTCTCCGACTCCAGAGCCATCTGGAGGATTTCCAGCTTGCTCAGGTCGGCTGGCGCCTGCGGAGCAACTTTCGCTTCTAGCTCTTGCCAGCGGTCGATGACCCTCGCCCGGTACTCATCGCTGTAGCCGGCCACCACCAGGTGGGTATCGCGCTCAACCAGGTCGTAGACTTCAATTGGGCGCCCGCCTGTGGCTTCACGGCGGCTTTTACGACTTGATCGCAAAAGGTTTTTTGAGAAAAGGCGCTCAATAGTGGCTACCACATCGTTATGGCGGGCCTCTACCAAGTCAGCGATTTCACGCGACGACATAGTGCGCGCCACGAAATCGTGGTTTGCATTTTGTGGCGCGGGGTTGTTGATGGGTTGTAGACTCAGGTTCTGCATGTGCATATAATTGGTCTCAGTTATGTGTTGCAGAGAGCCGGGCCGCAATCCCGGCTTTTTTGTGCCTGTAAGAAGCCCGAAAGAGGGCCTCTGTGTTTTCACAATCAGGGAACATCGAGGCCCTTTTTGTGCCCTACCAGCCCCAACACCGGGGCCTTGTGTCGCATTTGTCTCAATTGCTCCTGGACCGCGAGTGAGCGACTCATCTCCAAGTACTCCTCCGTCGATCTATCCAGGCTCCAGCCAAGGTCGGCAGCCAGCTGTCGAACCTCAGCCTTCACCTCGATCGGCAGCAATTCGAAGGTGGTTTCAGGCATAGGCCCTCCATAGGGGCTTCAGGCCGTCTTATCCTGCTCACCGGCACCGTTCATTTCTCGGAGCAGATCAGCAGCGCCCAGGCGACGACCAAGATTGGCCAGTTCGTGCACGTAGGTAGCGAGCTGCATGCCGGCCATACGTGCTTCCATGCGCAGCTTTCGGACCTCTTCAGGCTTCCAGCGCGACTTGATCACTTCGCTGCGTTTGTTGGCGGGGTCCAGGTGCATTCAGGGATTTCCTTGTGATTGAAAAATGTTTACGCAGCCGACTTGCGAGCAGGTATTGGGCGAATCTCGTTCGCCTCAATGTGCCCGTCGTCGTGCATGGTGATTCGGATGTCCCGCTTGGCACGAAACATTTGGGAGACGGCGCTCTGCTGTATCCCCAGAGCCTTGGCGAGGTCGCTCTGGGTTCCATGCCCGGCCAGGTATTCCTCAAGGGAAACAGTGTTCATCTGGTCTGCCTCATAGGGGTTTAATCGGATATTAGCACTGCTGTTTTACAATATTCAAGGACAAAGAGTAGCAGTGCTGTTTGCTTAAGAATCAGCTGTGCTACTAAATCACGCGCATGAAGAAACCCATCAGAACCCCTTTGTCTGCAGAGCAGCTTGCCGATGCCAAGCGGCTGCATGACATCTACAAAAAGCGCGCCAAGGAGTCTAGGGAAGATCCAACCAAGCCGGCCTTGACCCAGACCGAGGTCGGTGAGCGATGCGAATGGAAATCTCCTCAGAGCACTGTAAGTCAGTACATGACAGGGAAAGTAGCTCTGAATCTCGATGCGCTCGTAAAACTGTCCGAGGCTCTAGATTTTGAGCCGGCCGAGGTAAGCCCTACTCTCGCCGCAGGCATCAGAAGAGTCTCAGGTGGGCAGCACCTAGACCATGGGGCGCAAGCCGCCAATTCGCCCCTGCCTGAATCGGCTGATGTTCCTCAGTCCGAAGATGAGCGCTATGCATTCATTCCGCAATACGACGCGAAAGCAGCCGCGGGCCTCGGCAGCGAGAACCCTCACGTAGAGGTTCATTCCACGTTGGCATTCAAGCGCGACTGGCTGAAGTCAAAGGGCGTGAAGCCTGAAAGCCTGGCAGTGATCTACGCCGAGGGGCAAAGCATGTGGCCAACGATCAACAGTGGTGACGTGCTGCTGGTCGACAAGTCGCGGATCGAGCCAGCTGATGGTCAGGTGTTCGTGCTTGCCGGAACCGACGGCGCAATCGTAAAGCGCCTGGTCCAAGGCCCGCTGGGTCAGTGGACCTTGCGCAGCGACAACGAAGACAAGGACGAGTATCCAGATCGGTCTCACCTACGCAGCAAGGGGAACGAGCATCGGATCATTGGGAAGGTTATCTGGCGGGGCGGCGATTTGTAGTGGTCCTAAACCCCAACAATAACAGCTGCTAGATCCTCCAGGATGAATGGTATGAGAGGGCAATATGGAAGACGCTAACCGAGATCCTGAAAAGCAACCTCTGGAGTTTATGAGGTCTAATTTTCTAGTCACAAATCTAGATTTCGTGCGGTACATGGATGCGCATTTTGATAGCACGGAATGCCCTCAGTGCAAAAAGGATGAGGGCTGGATGATGGATGCAGAATCTCGCCGTAAAGACTGCACCCTTCCTGATGGGGTAGAATACATGCGGGTCTACCGGATGACATTTGCAGATGAGTCCGAAGCCTTCAGGCCTTTTTTCAGCTTGTCCTGCGCAGCTTGCGGGAGCGCTCGCCATATCCTGTGTGACAACGTTATGAATTGGCTTGCGAGCCAAACGGAGAGTGCTGACTAATGACCAGCCGTTGGACACCAAAGGTCCATACCAACCCAGACCCTCAGAAGCAGCCTAATCCCATAGACGAAACGCCTGGTCTAGATCAAGATGCAGGGGTATCTCTTGAAAGAGGAGTCGCCATGGCGAATCAGTCTCGAGGCTGGGCCTTTCTCTCCTCGCCTCAATTTTCTGTCATAGCTGCTACGGTTGTTGTGCTGGTCGCAGGGGCTATGATGTATGACAGGCTTGATAGCAAAGTGGATGCCCTGCGTGCAGATGGAGGTTCTGGACTAGATAGGGCCGTCGACAAGATAGAGAGGAATTTCGACAAAGTAGATTCGAAAATTCAGCATCTCTCGAATAAAATTGATGACGGTAACCGCGAAATTCGCATGCTCCTTCAGGTCAAGCCCTCACCACTGAGTCCTTCTCAGTCCGCCGCGAACTGAACGAACACTCTGCCAAATTACCTGTTTTATGCTGTGATGATAAGGCCCGCCCAGAGCGGGCTTTTTCATGACTGGATGATGGCGGATCGCCACAGTGATAGAATGCCTTACCACCTACTCTGAGCCTGTAACCCGATGAAAAAAGTATGGATGCCATTGGCGCTAGCACTTGCCTTATCTGCATGCGCCACCCCTAACCAGCAAGCGGTCCCAAGAGTGCCTTTCCCGGTATCCGAGTACGACGCTTTGCCGAAAACTGGTACGGGCTCACTGGCAGGCCAGGTGTTCATGCGCACAATGGGCGGCGATGTGAAATTCGGGGCTGGCAGTGATGTTCATCTGCAGCCTGTGACTGCCTATACCCAGCAGTGGTACACCGTCAATTACCTGGAAGGCCGCCCGCTTGAGCCGGCCGACCCGCGCGCCTTGCAAGGGACATTGGTAACTCAGGCAGATGGCAGCGGTAATTTCAGCTTCACGAACGTGCCGCCTGGGCGATATTTCCTGAGCTCGAAAGTCCAATGGCAAGCCCCCACTCAGTTTGGGCTCCTGCCCCAGGGAGGCGTGGTAGCCAAGATCGTGACGATATCTGATGGGGTACAAGCCAGAGAGATGCTTACTAAGTAGGAAGCGCATATACAGAAGCCCGCCGAGTGCGGGCTTTTTTGTGGGCGGCAAAAAAATATCAGCACTGCTGTTGACTCTCAAATAACAGCAGTGCTACTTTTGATTCATCGAGGCACTACACAGCCCCTCGACAGGCCCTCAAGCCGACCGCTCTTTAACAACCAAGACCGCCGAGCCTGCAGGCATAGCAGGCCACCATCCCCGCAGGGCTCTGGTGCGATCAGGTGTGCCGCAATAGAGCGGCATCCAAGCGGCGCGCATGCCTCGACAGATGCAGGAAGCGCGATACCGGGTGAGCGACCGGGGCCTGAGAGAAACAGACGATTCCCCGGTGCGCCTCAAGCGGGGCGCATCAGGGGGAATCCACTGGAGGAAAAGCAGATGCGACCAGTTATGACATTGAAAGCAGTCCGCGACTCGTTGGGTCGATTGATGGACGAGAAGGAGGATGCGGGCGAAGGCAAGTTCCACGGCTGGGGCGTCGAGTACGAAGAGTTCGAGAACGGCCCAGGCAACTACAGCGTCGCCATCGTTGAGATGGCTGATGGCACAGTTCAGACGTTGATGCCGTGGGCGATCCGCTTCCTAGATAGCGAAGATGCTGACCAGCAATCCGTCAACGACTTCATAGCCGATCCGATCATCCTAGCCTGAACAACCAGCGCCACGTCCGCCTGACGTTAACTGCCCGATGCCCTGCTCTCCATCGCAGGCTGCATCGGAGTGTGATCTGAATGCGCAGGCTGATGCGCAAACCTAGCCTCGTTGGCGAGCTACTGAGGCCTCAAAGAGTTAGGCCGCCAAGCCGGAAAGAACGCAGCACCGGCCAGATCGCACCCCGATGCATCCCGCATCCCCTTCCTTTCACATACCGACCGCATTGGCAGGCGCCAGGCCACCTTTCACGGTGGGTTTGGTCACCCGTGCCTGACGCCTGACCAATGCGGTTTCCACATGAGCAAAAGAACATGAGCGAACCCGGATATTGCGAGGGCGATACCTGCGGCCGTGACGGCTGTGAGGGCGTCATCGAGTCGCACGATGTAGAGAACTGCAGCTGCCACATCAACCCACCCTGCGGCGCGTGCACCGCGCCGCGCGGCTACTGCGAGGCGTGCGGCTGGGAGGAGTCGGAAGACCCATTGCCCGAGCCAGAGCCAATCAGCCAGAAGAAAAAGGACTTCTGGAAGGCACAGGCCGAAGAGTGGGAGCGCGCCAGAAATGCCCCGTTGGACAGCACAAAGGTCAGCTGGCGATTCGTGCCCCACACCAACGCCTCAATGATCAAAGAAGGCGTCTACCCCGAACACATGACCCGCGAGGAGGTTGAACGCGAGGTTCGCGGAACCTTCGGCGGGCGCTTCGAGCGATTAGGAAACGGACGCTTCAAGTACATCGCATACACCGACTGAAACCACCACCTGGAGGGGACCATGTCCGCACTTCAAGCAGCACAATGGCACTACGACAACCAGTTGCCTCCCCCGGTGAGCGAAACGCCCCAGGAGCGCGCAGAACGCCACTGGATCGAGGAAGGCATCGACCAGCTTATGCGCGGCGCGGATTACGTGTTCCAGCGCCGTATGCGCCCAAAGCAGGGCGTCACCCAGGAGCGCTTCGCTGAGGTCGTGGACGAGTTCGCCATGGGCCAGCTCGGCCTACAGGGTGCGAGCAAGTCAGTGCTGGGCAGGCTGGTGTTGGCTGCCCACTTCAAGATCGGCAGCGAGGCGCGTAACGCGGCTGACGAGCTGATGGCGGTACCGAACACCGACACCGTGCTGCGGGAGATAGCGCGGACCTTGCTCCAGCCATTGGTGAAGGATGGGCTGGTGGCCCAGGCCGAGGACGAGCTATGAGAAGCCCCCACGTTCTCATCGACGAGGAGCTTGATGCACTCGCCGACCCAGCCACGCCGATCATCTGCTCTGCGCTTGTCCAGCGCACGCTCACGGAAATGATGAGCGACCAGCGCATCACCATCGAAGAGTTCAACCACTACTGCGGGCGCCTCAACAAGATCGTTGATGGGCGCAAGGAGGCTGCATGAGCACTGCACCGGTTAAGTCCTTGATTGATGAACAGCTCGAGCAGATCGAGCGAAGCCTGGCAATCATTGAAGCTGGCGTACCCCGCGACCTTCCAGTTCAGCAGCTGCGGCCAGAGATCGTCGCTGCGCTCAAGGCTGGGCAGATCGCCGTTAGGCCAGCGCGATGACCCGATACCAACGCGCCCGCCGCCTAGTCATCTGGCGCGGCTCCTTCTCTGCCCTCTTCGCCTGCACCGCCTTCATGCTCGCCAGTGCTCTGGCTGGCCATATCACGAACTAGGAACCCACCATGCCAATCGATCCTCGGGCAAACGCCCCCGAGCGCATTGCTGCGCCTGCTCCGCTGCCTCACGTCAGCCGCAGGGCACTCAAACGCGTCAAGAATCCACTCCCCGCTCCATGCGAGTGCCGCTACTGCGGCGACCAGGTCGAGCTGGTGCGCAACTCGGAAATCTACAACGGACGCAGCTACGGCGACTGGCCCTACGCCTACCTCTGCTCTGGCTGTGGCGCCTATGTCGGCCTGCACCCCGACACGGATGTTCCGCTCGGCACTCTGGCTGATAGCGCGCTCCGCGTCTTACGCAACCGCTCCAAGGCTGTCTTCCACAAGCACATCACCGACACCGGCATGGGCCGTACACAGGCCTACCGCTGGCTGGCTGAGCAGATGCAGATCGACGTAGGCATCTGTCACTTCGGCTGGTTCGAGAAGGCTGACTGCAATCGGGCCGAAGCCATCGTGAAGTCAGCCGTGCCTCAAACCGCTATGGCAATGGCATTCGCCAAAGCCCGATAACCCAAACACGTCAGCGCCCACCGCATGGATGGCGCGGGAGATTCTCATGTCCGAAAAACAGCTCGCCGTAAAGATCGAAGAGATCAGCGAAGCTAATGCCCCTGCCCTCTATGTTGCCGGTGGCCTTCAGCAATTCATCGATCTGGTAAAGGGTGAGGTAGAGGGCGAAGTGCCTGACCTCAAAACCCGCAAGGGGCGTGAGCGCATCGCTAGCCTGGCCGCAAAGGTCAGCAAATCAAAGACCGCGGTGGAGAAGCCGGGTCGCGATTACCTGCGCCGTCTCAAGGAAATGCCAAAGGTGGTCGAGGCCGAGCTTCGCGACTTCGTGACCAAGATGGACGCGCTGCGGGACGAGACGCGTCGACCACTCACTGAGTGGGAAGCCGCCGAGGATGCCCGCATTGACCGTCACAACGATCGTCTGAACTGGCTCAAAACGCTGACCGACGATCTGGGCGAACTGAGCCCGCTGCACATCAAAGGCCTGATCTCCGAGGCTGAAGGCATGCAGCTTGGCGCCCACTGGGAGGAATTCGAGGCCGAAGCGGCAAATGCCAAGGACAAGGTGCTTTCCACCCTGCGCGCAGCGCTCCAGAAGCGCGAGCAGTTCGAAGCTGAGCAGGCCGAGTTGGCCCGCCTGCGCCGCGAGGCAGACGAGCGCGCCGAGGCCGACCGTATCCGCCTGGCGCAGGAGCAGGCTGTGGAGACCGAGCGCCAGCGTGTGGCCCGGGAGCAGCAAGCCGAGCGCGATGCCGCCGCCCGCCGCGAGCAGGAACTGATCGACAAGGCCGCCGCCCAGCAGCGCGCCATTGAGCAGGCCGAGGCCAACCGCATCGCTGCCGAGCAGCGCGCCGAGCAGGAGCGGCAGGACGCCGAGCGCCGGGCCGAAGAAGCGGCTGAGCGTGCCCGCCAAGACGAGCGCCGCCGCGCCGATGCCGCCGCTGCCGAGATCCTGCGGCAACAGGAAGCCCGGGAGCGCGACAAGAACCACCGCGCCAGCATAAACCGCGCCGCCCTGGAGGCCTTCGTCGCCGGCGGCATGACCGAGGAATGCGCCAAGCAGGCCATCACTCTGATCGCCCAGCGCAAGATCCCCAACATCGCCATTTCCTACTGAGGTCGCCATGAGCCAAGCAGTAGCCATCATCTCGCAGGACATTTACGCGCAGCGGAATCAGTTCGCTAACGTACTGACTGACCGCTCGCTTAACTTCGAGCGCGAGGCCGAATTCGCCATACAGGTGATCACCTCGAGTGAGTACGCCACCAAGGTCGCCATGCAGAACCGGCAGTCAGTGGCCAACGCGATCACCAACATCGCTGCCATCGGCATCAGTCTGAACCCGGCCAAAAAGCAGGCCTATCTGGTCCCGCGCGACGGACGCATCTGCCTGGACATCAGCTACATCGGCTTGATGGACCTGGCTATGGCGACCGGCGCCATCCGCTGGGCTCAGGCCGAACTGGTCTATGCCGCCGATGCGTTCAGCTTGAACGGTTTCGACAAGCCGCCCACCCATTCCTACAACCCATTTGCCAAGGATCGAGGTGAGGTGATCGGCGTTTACGTGGTCGTGAAGACCGCCGACGGCGACTATCTGACCGAAACCATGAGCATCGAGGATGTGAACGCCATCCGGGATAGATCGAGCGCCTGGAAGGCCTGGGTCAGCAAGAACAAATCCTGCCCTTGGGTCACCGACCCGGGCGAGATGGCCAAGAAGACCGTGGTGAAGCGTGGCTACAAGTACTGGCCGAAGACTGAGCGCCTGGAACAAGCGATTCACCACTTGAACACGGACGGGGGTGAGGGTCTGGCCAGCATGGCGGGATCGGCGCCGAACGATCCGGAGCTAGCGAACAGCTGGATCGCTCTGGCGCAGAAGGCAGGCAGCCTTGAGGCGCTGGCCGATGTGTACCAGCAGGCCACGGAAGCCATGAGACAGGCGAAGGACAAGGTCGGCCATGCCCGCTTTAAGGCTGAGGTCACCAAGCGAGCCGACGCACTCAAGGCCCAGGCAGCGCCAATCGAAGGTGAATCTGAGGAGGTGTTAGATGGAGCAGCGTAGCGATGAATGGTTCGCGGCACGCCTTGGGTGTGTCACCGCGAGCCGCGTGAAGGATGTGATGGCTACCGGACGCGGCAGTGCGCCGTCGGCCACCCGCAAGAACTACATGATGGAGCTGCTGTGCGAGCGGCTCACCGGCCAGGCTGGTGGTGCTGACCTGTCGCGCAATGCCGCAGTACAGCGCGGCGTCGAGCTCGAGCCGTTCGCGTGCATGGCCTATGAGGCTGACAAGGGTCTGATGGTGGTTGAGACCGGCCTGGTCATGCACCCGCGCATCGCACACTTCGGCGCATCCCCTGACGGCTTGGTCGGCAGCGATGGCTTGCTGGAGATCAAGTGCCCCAACACGGCAACCCACATTGTAACGATGCAGTCCGGCCGCCACGACCCGCAGTACGAATGGCAGATGCTGGCTCAGATCGCCTGCACTGAACGCGCCTGGGCCGACTTCGTAAGTTACGACGACCGTCTGCCTGAGCCATTGCAGTACGTGTGCCACCGCTTCGAGCGCGACTTCAAGCGCATCCGGGACATGGAGGCCGAGGTCTCGGCATTTCTCGAAGAGCTCGCCGACTTAGAAAAGGAGATGCGCGAGCGGATGAAGGAGGCAGCATGAACCCATCAATCGACCTGGAGGCCGCAAAAGCGGCCTTCCTTGCGTCTGGAGGCAGCATCATCGTGCTTGACGGTTATCAGTATGTGCCGCACCGACCTCACCGCGATATTGAGCAGGTTCGCGCCGTGCAGCCGAAGCCCATGGGTATGAAGGAGCTGAAGCGCCAGAAGCAGCTGGCCGAACTTCGCGAAATGGCCAAGACCATGACCTATGCCCAGGCCATGGAACGGACCGGCCTGGCACAAAGCACGCTGTACCGAGCAGCCCAAGACGGAGGCTTTGCCTTCCAGCATGACCCTCGCCGTTTCCATGGCGAAAAGCAAAGGGCCTACGCAGACCCTGCTGAGGACAAAGCGCTGGCTCAACAGATCGCAGCGCTGCGCGACGAGGGCCTGAACCGGTCCCAGGCCAAGGCCAGGTTGGGTATCTCGGATCGGAAATTCTGCCGCGTCATCCACCTGTTTGGCGTCGACTACCCCAAGGCTGAGGGCAAGCGATGCGACGGCCCAATCTGAAAGCCCAGGTCCGCCAGCGCCGGCGGCAAGAACAGTTCCACCTGCCGCCCAGCGGCCTATCGGAGCACAGACATGCTGAAAGCACCTTCTGGAGTGGTAACCCTGCCGGCCTGGCTGAATCGGCCGGTCAAGAAGCTGTACAACACCCGCAGCGGCGGCCAGTACCGGCCTGATGATGTGGCCCTGGCCTTTGCGCTGAGCCTGCGCGTGCACGACAGCGCCGAACACCTGCGCAGGCTGGCCCGGCGTCTGGTCGACAAGGTCTGCCTTGAGCATCAGCCGAACATGAAGCGCCTTGCCCGCGAGCCGGACGACGCTAAGGTGTTCGACGCCGCGCTCAAGATCATCAACCGGGTGTGCGACCTGCTGGAGTACGCGCCAGGCAATCGCTTTGTGCGCAATGGAGGCGATGATGGCTCTGACGTCGAAGCAGCGTGACGATAAGCGCAAGGAGAAAGAAGCCAAGGCCGGCGTTGAAGATCTGCGCATGAAAACACGCGCCGGAACCCGCCAGGCCCTGGCCGAGATCATGCAGTGGGCACAGGTCGAGGAAAACGGCGAGGCAATGACCCTGCTGATCCACCGCATCCATGAATTAGGGCCTGAAGCGGCCCGCCACTTTCTCAGCGCGCCGCGCCACGAGATCGTTGTGTCGGATTTTGTGGCGCGCCGGCTCGACCAGTTCCGCATTGGGCGCGAGCTGCGGTCGCTCGACCTGGTGCTTGGCGATGATCCAGATGATGCCGGCCTGTTGCTGCTCGCAGAGCGGTCCTGATTTTGGCTATCTCTGAAAAAGCAGGTTGATTATTCAGCGGGAACCGGTCGCTAAAGCCTTGGCTTCTTCAAGCTGCCGGGCATGTTCAGAGGTGATAACGGTAAAGCGCCCGATTGCTTTCATATCAAGTTGGTCGATCTCGTATCGACCCCAATACATGAAAGCTGCACGGAAAAGCTCATAGGCATATTTATGGTAGTTCTCATAGAAATCTGAGAGGTCGACCTCTCCTGAGGTGCGGTCTGTGATCGCATGTGCAGTGCAATTCCTGACCTTTCGGAATTTAGCGCCAAAATCCGATGGTATTTCTACATCGTAATCTTCGATGTCGTTTTCCCAACCCTGCCCCTTTCCGGATCTGAGCCGATGGACGATTGACGAAAATACGCGCTTAGCTTCGCCCTGGAAAAGGGCATCCTTCTTCATCGCTCCAGGTATTCCCGAAAAACCCTTATGAGTACCTTGGTCTCGCATGAAGCATGCGACGTAGAACTCATAGAGGTGATGCAGAAATGAGCTGTAGCTGCTGAAAAGCTGGACCTGCTCGGTAGGACTTAAGTGAGCCAATATCTGCTTTTCGCCTAGCCGAATAAATTCGTCATGGCTTGCCTTCATGAGAAAGCATTCATGATGGATAGCTGCGATCAGTGCACCGTCGAGATCGGGATCTGAGTAGTCCTTCATTCATTTCTCCTTCAATGCTCCTTGATCCGGCCCCGGGCCGGTCACCCGTAGTACCCCATCCCAAACCAAATTGCCATCACGGATGGCCCTAGTTGATGAGCAACTGGGCTCGCAAGTTAGCTTTTGATACATCGTGATTCTGCACATACACCTCGGTGCTCCACCCCTGGGTAGCATTGGTGTAGGGATTAGATCCCATCGACGTACCGGTGGCCCACAGAATCTTGTCTCCTGGCTGTATCTCATGGGACGACAGCATTTCGATGATCGTGTGGCCTCCCCGCTGCTCAACCCAGACAGCAACCATTCCGCGATTGCGGTTTACAGCGACTACAACGCCTTCGGTAATGCTCATTTTTCTGAAACTCCATTTTTTGGACTTGTGAGCATTAGCTCATTTTTCCGCTTTGCGCTACTCCGGCGCTGCCCGCCATCGCCTTCCCCTATTCAACGATAACGCCTCCCCGGCGAGGATCAACCATGTCCGACAAGAAGATCGACGAAGCCAAGCTCGAGCGCGTAATACGCAAGATCAAGCGCTGCCTGGCCCTATCAGCCAGCTCCAACGAAACCGAAGCTGCAACCGCTATGCGGCAGGCTCAGGCACTGATGCGCGAATACCGACTGACAGAACTGGATGTACATCTCAGTGATGTGGGCGAAGTGGAGTCAGCAGTGGCCCGAGCCAAGCGTAGGCCAACCTGGGATCGTGATCTGAGTTCGATCATTGCAGACGCTTTCGGCTGTCGGGCTTTCTCAAAGCGCCACTGGTGCAGGACCACCAGCAGATTGGTTGATCGCGCCTTGTTCATCGGCGTGACGCCCGCGCCGCAGATCGCCATGTACGCCTACGAGACGCTGCTGAACAAGCTCGCCCAGGCCCGGCGAGAGTATGTGTCGCAGGTTAGGGCGGGCAAACGGCGCAGCTCGTACTCACCCCAGACTGCGGGTGATCACTTTGCGCTCGCCTGGGTTTCAGCAGTCCACGGCAAGATCCATGAGCTGGTATCTCGCGGCGAAGAGGACCTTGCAATCGGCCAGCACTCGACGGGGCGAGACTTGATGGCGGTCGAATCGCATGACAAGGCGCTGATCGAGCAGTACCTGTCAGGTCGCGAGATCGGCAAGGCCCGTAAGGCCCGAGAGCTCGAGCTAGACCTGAATGCGCAAATCGCAGGCCTGTTGGCTGGTCAGCGGGTCGAGCTGAACCCAGGTATGACCCACGGAGGCCAAAATCAGCTTAGGATGGGCACGCATGACCATTAACCCCTACCAGATCACTGGGCCGGCGCAGATCGGCGTCAGTGGCGGCCGCACCAGTGGGCACATGCTCTGGAAAATCCTTGAGGCCCACGGCGGCAAGCTCCCAGCGGATGTGCATGCTTTCTTCCAGAACACCGGCAAGGAGCGTGAGGAGACGTTGGTCTTCATTGACGCTATGGCCAAGCACTGGGGCGTCAATATCGTCTGGATGGAGTGGTGCCGGGTATACGGTCAGCCGGAAGACGCGCCCTGGTACAAGATCGTCGACTTCGAGACGGCCAGCCGCAACGGTGAGCCGTTCACGATGATGCTCGAGTACTACCAGGCATACCGGAAGGCCGAAAAAAGCCTGCCGGCCGTGCTGCCGAACTTCAGCAACAACATGTGCACCGCCTACCTCAAGGTAAAGATCGGCGAGAAGCACATGCGCGCCTTGGGCTACGACGAATGGGACTGCATCGTCGGCATCCGCTACGACGAGCCTCGGCGCTACAGCCGCATGATGACGGCCAACGAGCGCGGCAATGCCCGTTGGGACAGCGTCTGTCCCTCCTACCTCGCGGGAATCATCAAGGAGGACGTGGCCGCCTTCTGGGCCGATCAGCCATTCGACCTGGGAATGGACTCGGACTACGGCAACTGCGACCTGTGCTGGAAGAAGAACGAGGCCAAGCTGATCAGGACCATCCAGAAAGACCCGGCGCGGGTGATCTGGTGGTCTGGCACCGAAGAGCGTTTCGGCCAGGTGTTCCGGCAAGACCGCCCCAACTACCGGTCGCTGGCCTGGTCCGCAGATCAGCGCGCCAGGCAGACAGATTTTGAGTTTGACTACCTGGCGGAAGATATTGATTGTTTCTGCGGTGACTGAGAAAACTCTCGCGCCACTATTTTTTATTAAACCTGAACCAATCTAAAGGCTTAAATTCGCTGCGAGAGTTAGCCGTGTCCTCAATAGCGCCGATAAACACTGCCACCCAGTACTTTATGCCCTCTATGCGATCATCTAAAGCGATGATCGAGTCATTTTGTTTGCTCAGCATGACTACACCTTTACCGTCGCAGTATAGGATGCCCGAAGAGCAGTCTTTTTTACGAGAGGAAACCGCCGCCTTGAAATCGCCTATACCAGTTGAAAAGCCAAACAGCCCGCACAAAGGGTAATTCGAATGCCCATCAGGCAACGTTCCAGCTGAAGCCATCTTCAACCCTTCCTCATTGTCGGGATGAAACGCCCATGCCTGAGAAAAAAACTGATCAATGGCAGCGCTATCAACATAGCTTTTAACTTCGAGAACCCTCAGTACAGAGTCAATGGGGTATATGCCATGACCGTCTCGCTCTAATAAAGGCGGCATCCGACGTTTATCGTAGATTACCAGATCCACTTGAGGGCTCTGCCTGCCCCACCTGTCAACAACAACACCTGACCCAACTCCATAATGACCAGGCAAAACCGAGACCAAAAGCTGCTTCACAAACTCTTCCCTGAAGCTACCTTTTTCCCCGCGATGGTTTAGGCCGCCTGTAGCGGAGAAGAGGTTCCAAAGCTCGTTAACTTTTGTTTTGAAGATTTCGTCGAACATTGCTCACTTCCTGTGTTGGCTGGGAGCCAAAGATCGCAGAAACGCAAAACTATTTCCATACCGGGAGCCATGCATGCCCACAGAAAACCGATCCAGTAACACCGACGGCTGGATAGCCTGCGACGACGGACTGCACCTGATCCAGATGGACAAGAACCTCAGCCATTACGGCTGGGTGTTCAGGAAAGTTGATGGAGGCCTGCCCTACTCGGTTCGCGAAGCTACATCTCACGAAATGGCACATGCCCAAGCTCGCCAGCACTTGCGGATTGGAGTCGCGCAGATCGCTGGACAGGCGCCAGCCCCGCATGCCCACCCCGAGCCAGCCAGCTACCCGCCGTGCGATTACTGCGGGACAGTGCCCAGCTACCACCCTTGGCATGGCAGCGGGATGATAAATGGCGTTGAGAACCGGCATATCCATGCATGCGACGGATGCCGTTGGCAGTTGCCTTCGTACGCTGGGCAGCCCCACCCCGACCCTATAGCCTGGATGGTTGGTACTGCCTTCTGGTGGACCAAAGAAGATGTAGAGAGGGATGCGGCGGAGACTGGGCTGCCTATTGTTGGGCTGGGGCCGATGGCCTTGGCAGCGTCTGCCCAGCAGCGCCAGGGCGACCCGGTGGCGTGGCTTGACCCAAGCGCGGGGCTGTCCTGGCTAGTTGACCGGATGACGATTGCGCCGGGAACCAAGCTCTACACCCTGGCCGACCCTGCCGAGGTTGAGCGGCTGCGCGCCAATGCGGGCCGGCACAAGCTGGAGATGGACGCAGCGTGCGGCGAGATGGATATCCTGCGCGCCCAGCTGGCCGAGGCGCAGGCGCTGCTACGCAAAGTGCGAGAGTTCGGCTGGACCAATGTCGCGCCTGAGGAGCGCGCAAGGGTTCGCGCAGAAGTTCGTGATCATCTATCCACCAGCGCAGAGCCGCAGGTGAAGTCGTGAAGACGCACTTCGCACCATTCATCGACCCGGAAGACGTTGAGCAAGCACCCTGCGGCACATGGCTAGGGGAATCCTCCGAACTGTCTGGCGACTGGGCCAAGGTCGATTGCCGAAGGTGCCATAAGCGCAAGAGCAGCATCACCAAGGCCATAGCGGCCGAGGAACACGCCATCGTCGAGCAAATGGGCGATATGGCTGCATACATGCGCGGACAAGTCTAACCGTCCAAGAGAACATCTGTACTCCATCCCACTGTAACCCCTCTCCCCTCTATTCACTGCCGCGATATGGCGGCTAAGGACGAAGTCATGCCTGAAGAAAACCAAGCACCCGAATTCGCACTCGATGGAAGCCAGCCGGCGCGGGCTGCCCTCGCCTGCTACCAGGTCGGCGACTGTGATTGGGTGGCGGCCACCAGCGAAGACGAGGCGCGCCGCATCCTGGCTGAAATGAATGGGGATGATCCCTCTGAATACGCCGACTGGGACGTTGAGCTGACGAGCGACAGGATGCTCGACCAGCAGTGGGTCGACGAAGATCCGCCACACGCTGAGTGCGGCTGCCTTCGCCAGTGGCTGGCAGAGGCCACCGAGCCCTGCTACCTGATGGGCACGGAGGGCTGACGATGACCCGCCTCGCCCTCTGCCTCCTGCTGCTGGCCACCGGCGCAAGCGCAACCGAGAACGTCATCGACGTGCAGCACGACAGCCAGCGGGGCGTCACCTGCTACCTGCTGAATGGGGTCGGCATCAGCTGCATCCCCGACAGCCAGCTGCAGGCCGCCAACGAGCGCCAGCTCTCCCCGCACGAAACCCAACCCGAACCTACACCCGCTCTGGCGCCTAGGCGCTGGATTGATGAGAGGTATGAGCTGTGACGATGTTCATCATGGAATACCGGGTGATCGGCTACTCGCTCGCCCACGCTTTCTCTATAAATCCTAAAGCAGGCAAACGGATCTTCACCGCCAACTCTGACGATATAGGCTCTGATGACATCCTGGCCGTCATGGAGGCCGCCCGCTCGCCCGAGAACACCCCTGACGGCTATGAGCTTTTCTCCGTTACCGACCGGGACTCATCGCAGGTGGTGCGGCCATGAACGACCTGATCGAAGTGAGGGTATCCAACCTAGTCGGCGCGGCGCTGGACTGGGCGGTGGCCAAGGCCGAATCGGTACCGGTCTTCATCGATCACCAAGGATGGGTTCGAAAACTTCCAGATGACACCAGCGCATGGCGGCCAAGCTGGAACTGGAGTCAGGGCGGCCCGCTGCTGGACAAGCATCACGCAAGCGCCCACTACCAGGCTCATCTGGCAGATGCTCAGTTTCGCTACAGCGCTGGGCCAGCAGGTAGTGGCTTTTGGTGCTACGGCCCAACAGCCCTGGTCGCCTTCTGTCGCAGCCTGGTCAAGGCAAAGCTTGGCGATACCGTGCAGGTGCCCAAGGAGCTGATGCCATGATCGAGCAATTCAGCGTGAACGAGCTCGAGGCAATTCTGAAAGGCTCCAAGCCCAGCGACCTGCGCGGCGGCGAGACCATCGCCCAGTACCTGCACCGCGAGATCCAGCGCCTAGCCAAGGAGCGCGACAACCTCCGCAAAGACCGCGACGGGCTGCTCGTGGCCGGCGCCCACCTGTTGTAACCCATTCCATTACTAATCAAGCCCGCCGACATGCGCGGGCGAGGATGACCCCATGCCCAAAGCATTGCTACGCGAAGTCGCCATGGACTGCATTTCCGACATGGCCCAACACCTGCCGGGAGGCTGCGAACTGTTCGTCATCGCCTGCCGGCCAGGCAAGGGTGATTTCGACCTGGTGCTTCCTTCGCCCGAGGCTAACCTTGACAACGCTGTCGACGCACTCCGCCGCCAAGGCCTGAGCATCGACGGCAACAACATCTACAAGCAGGCTATCTGTGAATTCGCCGTAGGTGCAATGACCTTGGGCAAGCATGGCTCCAACCCTCCGCCATCCGGCCACTGGGGCCAGCAGTTCTGGGACATCGGCCGTGCTGAGGGCCAGCAGCGCGATGACTTGGTCGTCGCTCTGCAGCACCTAATCGCAGTCACTACTCCTGACGCAAACGGCCAGATTGGCGCCAAGGAAGAACACCTTGCCGCGCTCGAGCATGCCCGCTCCATGATCCGCCTGCACCACCCCTGAGCATCACCCTCCCCTACTACTCAGCCCGCCGAGCGCGGGCATGGAGAGCTATTGCCATGACGAAAGAAGAACTGGCTGGCCTGCCGGCGAAGGTGCGTATTGCCACGGAAGCTGGCAAGGCCGCAGCAGCCGCCTGCACTGATGATGGCGGGAGCGCGAATCTTGACCGGGTCGTGATCCCGGTGCCCGGCCTACGACTCAATCAACTGCCAGGCCTCCCGGGCTATCTGCAGAAAAAGAGCCGCTACCACCAGCAAGGCATCCATCTGGATACGCCGTGGCCAGGCCAGGGCAATCAGCACAGTGCCGGCGTGCAAGCCATGCATCAATCGCTGAAAGACCAGGGCGTCAATTGCTACGTCTACTACCAGGTCGATTGACCACCAACCTGCCGCCGCCGGCGGCGTGGAGACCACCCATGGAAACCGCCAGCACCGGTGACGTCGACAAAGTTACCGAACAGAAAATGGCCGATTTGCTCGGCTGCACGAAGCGCGCTCTCGAAGGCCGGCGACTACGGGGATCTATCCCAGAGGGCGTATGGATGAAGCACAGCGGCCGAATTATCTACAGCAAGAAGAGGTATGACGAATGGCTGGAAAGCCAATGGATTTACCCCCTGGCATCGACGTCCACTACGGCTCGCTCCGGCTCAGGTTCATGTGGGAAGGTGCTCGCAGGAGTGAGACCCTTCCCTATCCCGCGACACAAAAAGGCATCAAGGCTGCATCCCAGCTTCGAGATAAAGTAAACAGCCTGATAAAACTCAACCTGCTCGACCATGACAAGTACGCGGAACTCTTTCCTAGCTCCGGCGCTGTCGTGGGTGGCGTACCAACGTTCGGCGAGTACGCGCAATTGTGGTTGGACAGCCGGGAGATCGCGGCGGGCACGAGGCTCAACTACAAAGGCACCTTGAATCTGTATTGGGTGCCCCACCTCGCCTTGGTACGTATAGATCTGATCACGCCCACGCTTCTTAGGCGGATCGTCACCTCGATCACCTGGACATCGGCATCCGTTAAACGCAATGCCATGGTGAAGCTGTCGACAATCCTCCGCTCAGCTGTGCTGGACGGGCTGATCACCAGGAATCCCGCCGAAGCGATCCAACTTCCAGCGCGCTCAAGGAAGGAAGTCGATCCGTTCACTCTCGACGAGGCCAATTTGGTCATCGCTGAGCTATACAAGCACGCGCACTGGCCCAGCCAGATCTACGCAGCATTCTTCGAGTTCATGTTCTTCACGGGGCTTCGTCTCTCTGAAGGCTTGGCTCTACGCTGGGATGCGGTGGACTCGATCAAGAAAACCGCGCACGTCCGACGGACAGTCGCACTGGGCGTTGTGGAAGAGAGGACAAAAACCGGCCGCGATCGGTTTGTTCTGCTCAACGACAGAGCGCTGCATGCCTTGGCGTTTGCGAAGCAGTATGCAGAGCGCCGCAAGCAGGGCAAGGGACAGTTCAATGAATCGCCGTTCGTCTTCCCGCCAGGGAAGAACGGCGAGTACGTCAAGCAGACATCGGACCTCCACCACCAATGGCGCCCGATCCTGAAGGGTTTGGGGATCCGATATCGCCCACCGTATAACTGCCGCCATACCTATGCGACAATATGCTTAATGTCTGGTCTCAACCCCGCATTCATCGCCCAACAGCTCGGGCACAGCGTGCAGATGCTCTTATCGACTTATGCACGTTGGATTAACTCGTCCAATGACTGGCAGGAGCTGGAAAAGCTCCAGATTGGTCCGAAATTGGTCCGTAGCTGCGATGAAGCCACGTAA